TTTATTAGAAGATTTAATAACAGGATCTCCGATTCTAGATATGGCATTATTAAATTCATTGACTGTCATATAAGATATTCCATCCCATTTCCCATCAGAATCTAATAAAGGAATATTTTGTATAATGGCTTTAGTTAAACTAGTAGTTTCTCTATTTATATCGGAATCTTCATTAACTCTAAAATGTTGTCTTAATGCATTTTTAGTAAACGGAAGATATTTAATTTCATTTCTATTAGTAGATTTAATTCCTAATTTAAATGGATCTATTGAAATTAATCCGTCTGTTAATAATACTATTAAATTATCAAAATTCTCTAAAGTTACTAAAGCGTTATATGCATTTAGATAATCTTGATTAGATTTAGATAAAGGAGTGTATAGAATATTATTGATTGAATTTAATTTTGATGTAGGATTATGTTGATCATAATATTCATTTAATCTAGATATAATAGTAGTAAACTCTGTAATATTAAAAGATCCATCCTGATTATATAAAGGAATGATATCTTTTTCTCCTAAAAATTTTGTTATATGATTAAATAATATTTGTTTATATTCTGCAATATTATTATTTAATTCTGAATAAGTTTGAACAATTTTTCCAGAATTTAGATTTAGAAAGGAATTTTTAAATATCTCTCTTTTAAATGTAGAAACAAATCTATTATATAAACTATTATTATTTTGAAATTTAGTAATTAAATCTCTATTAGTCTTTATTTCTTCGTTATAGGTAACGTTTTTTCTACTTCTATTTAATTGTTCTACATATTCCTTCGTAGCTAAATCTCTATCCTCCTCCGTCACAGATTCATCTTCTTCTATAGTCTTTACTTCATTCTCTAATGTAGTTACTAGAGGATCTGGATTTTTATATTCTTCCGGAGGTAAAGTTTTTTCTATATTCTTAGTTAAAATTTTATCTAAGGAATTATTAAGTATTGTATTTAATTCCGTATTATAGGAAAATAATCTTATATATTCCTTTATTGCATCTACTAAATTTTCATCAGAATCAATGATAAAATCTTTTTGCAGAGAATTTTTAATATTCTGAAATTGTTGATCTGAAATAGTATCTCCCTGAAAATTAATCCAGGGAGATAGGTTTATTAAAAATTCTGGGCTTCTAGTGTTTGAATCAAAAAATTTACAAGCCATATTTAACAAATATTATATTTACTTCTTATCTTATTTATATCAGATAGTATTGTTTGTATATTTATATTAGATAAAATTAAATTTACTGTATCAGGGGTGATTTCAGATTTAGTTACATAGTTTATTAATAAATTATTATTGTCATAAGTCAATAATACTTTTGTTATATTTTTTAACATTTCTAAATCTTTAGGATTTGATACCACATCAAACATTTTCCCGAATGTCTGTGACAAAGATATATTATTTTCCTCAGAAATACTATCGTTTTGTTCTATATTTTCTATAGGTTTTGAATATATCTTTAATTCATTATTTTTATACTCTATATAATCTACTTCTGATATTTCGTCTACTTTTATAGATTGAGTTTTTAATATAGTATTTACTATATCTATAGTGGAATTTATATTACTCTCCACATCTCTATCCATCGAACCTGTTATAGTTGCTAAGGAGATATTATTAATAAGTAGATAATTTAAATCTATATTAGAAGTTGATAATTTATCTTTTATATTATTATATAATTCTGCTCTATAAACTTCTTTACTCTTTTGTTTTTCAACATCTTTATTAGATACCTCTCTATTATTATTCTCTACTCTTGCGATTCCGAAATCATTTGGAGAGGCTAAATCCTTAGATGGTTGAAATACAAATTGTGGAGTTTGAATATCTCTATCTATATAATATTGTCCTTCCGGATTTCTTGCTTCATAGAAATATTCCCCTCCAGTATAATCAGTTTTCTTATCCGTTAATTCATAAACAGGGAATGGGAAGATTCCATTTTTAAATAAAGGATTATAATTAGGAGCTTCTATAGAACTAATGCTTCCGTCAGGTTGTTTATAATTTCTTCTTCCTAACATAGCAAATTCCATAAAATCAATTATATCTAAATCGGTAATTCCATCTTCTTTGTTCCAGTCTTGGAATATTCCCCCATTTTCCTCATTTATAATTGGAGAAGATACTAATAATTCAGGATGGAGTCTTTGATTTATTTTAAATTCTATAATCTTATTTATGAATTTAAGTACATCATTCCCATTAATAGAAGAGGAGTAATTCTCCATTTTCTTAATCTCTTCTGGAGTAGTTTCTATATGTAATCTCTCCATTATCCTCAGAACATGAGGTAGTCCAAATTTAACTTTGGCACTAGGAAGATCAAATGGGTTTTCCGCATTTCCCTCTTTAGTTGAAAGTGAGGATAGAGAATTAAATAATTTCTCAGCAATTTTGATATGTTTAGAGTCTGGCTTCCCGTTAGCTTTTAAATAATTATAATAATTATATATAGATAACAATGTATCAAATCCTATAAAATCTCCAAAGTAAGATTTATAAAATTTACCATTATATTTAGCTACTCCAGAATTCTTTTTATATGAATTTATAAATTCTCTATATTTAGATATAAAGGATTGGAATGTTTGTCCTTCCGGATTTAAAATGATCATTCTAATTTTATCTCTTCTATCTGGATCATTATCATATTTTCCATTCATTTGGTCTATGTAATAATCTCCATACCGATCTTCTGAGATAATATTATCATCCTCATCAAATATATATTTACTATGTGTAGCAAATACTACTGCTTTGCCTTTGATATTATTCTTATTTATTTCAGCATTTAATCTCTCAGATTTAGATTTTAATATAGGTTCTAATCTAGATTTTTGAGTAGTATCTGCTTTATTATATTCCTCTAAAGTTTCATAATAATCATTATATAGAGTATTTAATCTCTCGTTACGTTGAATTAATAACTCATTCCGATTAGATTTACCGTATCTAGTATTAGTTACTATATAAGGCTTAGAGAAGTAAATTCCTCTAAATTCAGATTCTTTAGACTCAAATGGAACATGTACAAATTTTTTCTTATCTGATCCTTTATATATAATACTATTAGTAATTCGTTCTAATTCGAAATCATCTCTAAGCTGGAAGTATTTATTAGATTTCCCACTTTCATCTAAAATAAAACTATTCATTACTTGTCCATAGAATTTTTGATATTCTACAAACCATGCTTTAGAAGCTCTTTGTTCTGGAGTATCAGAATCTTTAATTCTAAAAGATTCGTTATTAATATTCGGTAATTCTACTATATAAAGCTCTACAGTATTCTCTTCTGTAGAAGAATTTAATATAGGAATTTCATATATAATTCTAATAACAGAATCTTCTTTTCCTATAGATTTATTAAAATATTTAGTTGCTTTTAATACAAACTTCCCGTTAGATAAATCTAATGTTCCAGTATTTCCAGATATGTCATTATATAAATTAGATAAATCTTGTTCAATATTATAATCTTTAAATAATTTATTTCTTCTGGATTTTGTGTAATTATATAATATACTCTTTACTTCTAATATCTTTTCATCAACTCTTTCGAATTGTGTAGGATTTAAACCATCAATTTCTCCATTAAAGAATGCTCTATGTTCACTATTTGAATCTAATCTTAGCATTATAGCGGAATCTTTAATGCTATAAGTAGTTATATCTCCATTAATTTCTGCTTTAGGTTTAATCCTTGTTCTATAAGAATAACATATAAAACTATCAGGAGAATGTTTCTCTGTTTTAGATTCTATTCTTTCTAATTGTTGAATTTCTCTATTGGCTTCTGGAGAATCACTAAATGCAGCATCTAAAACTTTTCCTAATTCTATATTAGGTTGGGGTGTTGAGACTGATGTAGTAGAAGATTCTTTCTTTTGAGGTTCTATAGTTTTATTCTCTAACGAAGCATTAAGAGCTTTCAATCTTAATTCTGAGAAAGATTTAGCAGCTTCATTATTTAATATAGAGGATTGTGTATAACTAATTCTTTCAGATCCTTTAGTAAGTTTAGTAGTTAACCCATTATTTATAATAATAGTACCTTCTTTAGATCTAGTTATAGCAGTATATAAATCTCTAGTAGCTTTTTCTACAAATTCTCCATGAGATCCGAAATTAAATTTCTTATCTACTATAAAGTATTTAGCTTCTGAACCTTGTACTTCTTCAAGTTTAAATTTCCTTATTTTTCCAGGATTCTTTTTTATATAAGTATCTATTAGCTTATATGTATCAGAATTTACATCATCATATATAAATCCTACTGGCTCTTCTGAGTCACGAACTAATTTATCTAAATCAAAGGTAGAAATAGATCCAACAATTTTATCTCCGGAGAGTTTTACGTCGTCTTCATAATATTTTAGACTAGGTATGTTCTCATAGTTAGATAACGCTATTCTTATTCCCTCTTCTAAATTAAATTCTCCTGTAGTATAGTAATTATCTACATTTCTAACTCTATCAGTTAATACTCTTAAAGAATCTAAGTTATCTTTTTTATGAATATTAGTAATTCTTAAAGATGTAGCTAAAGTAGGTGTGTATATTAAATTAGTATCTACATCTATTCCTAAATATGCTCCATCACTTCCAGCATAACCAGATTGTAATAAATCGCCAGAAGTAATTAATATCTTATCATTTTGTTGAGCCCATGAAGATAATAATTCTAATTCAAATTTAGATAATTGTGTAACTTCATCAATAAATATCAATCTCTGATCTTGGAATATTCCAGATTTAAAATTAGAAGGAGTTAAATATTTAGGGTTTATTCTAACAACTAATTCCTTGTCTTGAGTTTCTAGTATATCTATAACTCTCTCATTCTCCGGAATGGTTTTAGATTGAGAATCATTAAACTGTTTCTTGGCCTTTTCTATTATTTCTGGGGATACTAAAATAGAATTTAATAACATATCAGCAGTAATTGCTGTTAGTTTTTTATTCTTAATAGCATCATTTATAGTATTTAATCCTTCCGTTTCAGAATAAGATTCTCCAGTAATTGAATTTAATAAATTAACTGTTTGTTGTACCTTAGGTCCAGATATAACAGCACCTTGTTCTCCCAATAATTTATTAGCTAATTTAAATACTAAAGAATCAACACCAGTAGTCTTACCTACTCCGGGAGCTCCATTTATAAATACTGTATTTTGTAGTCTAGATATATAATTTTTATATTTATCTCTAAGTGCCGGATTTGTAATACTATTCTCAAACTCCTTAGTTAACTCGGTAGAGTTGTTCATGAAGTTTATATCTATAATACAAGCTAACGCAATCCTTGCAGCATATTCTTGAGAAAATATAGGAATTATAAGTTGTTTATCTGATCCCAAGGATTCATTCACTATATCTCTTAATGCATTATTAAATGTAGATGCTTTTGTGGTTAATATAGTATGATAATAAATAAATAAATCGGAGGGAGACATCTCAGTTATTTCAGAATTTAAAGAAGCTGGATTATTATAAGCTTCTTTCATTAATTTAGAATAATCATAATTCTGAAATAATTTAGATATTAAATGTTCTTTAGATACTGTATTATTTTTAGATAACTTAGTAGCATTATCATAAATTCTATCTTCTACTTCTAGAATAAGTTTCTCTAATGAAATATATTCTTCATCGGTTAAATCTGAATTATTTAAACTATCTAAATTATAATTAGATAATATATCATCCACTCCTTCAAATAATTCAGGAGCTCTATTTTTAAATAATTTATCTTGATAATTCTTTATAAGAGCTTGTCTAGTTTTTATAGCTGTAAGCTTATGCTCTTTAAGTTTATTACCTTTATTTTGCTCAGATAATTTTTTATAAAATCCTAATTTATTCTTTATCCTCTCTAATTCTTGTATAACTTCAAACGCGGAATTAGATTCTATTTCTGGAAGCTTTTCTGATACTCCTAATTTCTCTCTTATATAATTTAAAGTAGAATTAAATCCATATCCCCCATTTTCAATAGTAGAAGATTGCATCGAAGATACTACTGATTGTAGTGCATTAATCACATTTATCGCAGTATCAAGTTGTTCTAATTTAACTTTTCCTTGCAAGACATAATCAGAAAGTGTATTAGTAGATTTTAATAAATCACTTTCATTTGATAATAATTCAAAGATATTAATGTTTCCAGCAGATTCATCTATATTTAAATATATCTCAGACAATAAAGTATTTAAAGGATTCTCTACTAACTGAGAAGAATCTATCGAAGCTTCTGATAAAATATTTATTTCTGATAAAGATGATTTTGTTTTAGATTTATTTGAATCATTTATACTTTCTATAATGATCCTTTTCTCTACATCATTTAAATTAGAATTTTTTAATAAATTCGCTACTTCAAACCAATCTTTTACGTTTTTTAACTCCTCCGATATTAGTAGTATTTCCTCTAAATTATTAACTCCAATTTCTTCAAATCCCTCTTTCAAAGCAGCTTGAAAATCCGGAGATTGGGATTTTATATTTTGTAAATCATAATTAACTAATTCCCCAAGACTCTCATCTACATAAGATAAAAGATTAGATACATAAGAAGAGTAATCTAATTCTACCTTATTATCTGATTTTAGATATGTTTTTATATAAGAATATAAATCCTTAGTTAATTCTATTCCCTCATTTCTAGCACTTTCAATTAAATTCATCATTGATCTAGTTCTAAGTTGGGGAATTAGATTAAACTGTAATAATCCAGATAAATTAATAAGAATCTTTCTAATATTAGATATCGCTTCCTCTGGAGAATTTAAATTAGGAAGATTTAAATTATCTTGTATATAAGATTTAACTACAGAATTAGAAACGTTCTCATTTAAAAATTCTTCTATAGATTCTCTTATTACGAAATTTTTATCTAAAGTAGGATTCGAGTTTAATTTATTATTAATAGAATTAGATAAGGTATCTATTTTCTGATCTATATTAAATATTGTATCAAATATATTAGATATAAATTCTCCAGAATTCTTATATGTAGAGAAAATACTACCTACATCAATTCCAGATCCATCCTGATTTATTGAATTAAAGAAGTTTTTAATTATATTCTGAGTATTTATATCAGATAAATCCGTATTTCTATATTCAAATATATAATCAATCCCTCTTTCTACAGGAACCCCTAATTCAAGTCCTAATTTTCTTGCTAAATCAAAATTACGTTTTGCATCTTCATCAAGATTAAGTAAGGCCTCTTCATCTATTCCTGATAGATATCCTTTTATTTTATTTAATAACGGTAACTTAGATACTATATTTATAATATTATCACCATATTTCTGTGATAATGACGTAAATATTTTATACGCTTTATCTAATTTCTCATTATTATCTTCTCTATAAGCTTTATATCTAGATTTAATTTCCTCTCTTTCGGATTCTGATAAAGATCCGTACGGTTTGCCAAGAATATTTTCTGTATATGTATATATATCAGAAGAATAAATTTTATTAGATATTTCGCTTATATTAAATAAAGCTCTTTTTAAATACTCTTCGGATTTTCCTCCTCGTAATAGTATATCCTTCTCTGTTCTTTTTTGTTGAAGTTCTTCATTTATTATATTTAATCTACTCTCCAACTCTGTTTTATTCGGAATTTCTTTATTAGGAGCATTTAATCGATTCTCTATATCTTTCTTTTCTAGGAGTAGATTTCCTATTTCTTTTCCTAATTGATTATAATCTCTAATAATATCTAATCTTCCATCAAATTTAATAAGATCTTCTACTCTCCTATCCCTTAATGCTGATAAAGATATTAATTCTTCATCACTAAGACGTAGATTTTCTTCATTAATAATAGCATCCCATTGATTTATTAATTGTAACGATAAGTCTATTACAGCATCATTTTGGGAAATATCTCCAGATTCTACAGGAGAGTAATTTATATTCTCTCCTTCTATTGTTCTATTAGTAGCAGAAAGATTTTTTGGAGCTACACCTTGTTGTCTTAATCTCTCTAATTCTGAGATTAATTTAGATTTACCTCCATTTCGTAATATGTAAAAGATATTATCAGTAGCTTGTTCCGGAACTCTTTTATTTATATCAGATAAATTATTAGCAGCTTTAAATATAGCCCCACCAATAGCACCTCCAAATCCAGCCATTAGATATCTTTCCAATGGATTAGAGGATAAGAAATCAAAAGAAGCATCTTTTTGTGTGCCAGAAATTCCTGTGAATACATCTGTAATAGCTTTAGACATATCCATAATAGCTTCTTCTGACATTTCCTCAATTCCCTCAGCTACAGCATTACTAGCTATTCCAGAACCTGAGATAATATTATTTATAGGTTCCTTTACTTTTTTAAATGTATTTATAGCTTTCTTTAATACAGAATTAAATGCAGCTTTATCTTTTGTATTATTTGCAGTATAATGTAATAATTCTCTATTTTCTTCGATAAACTTTTTTCCAGCATTTCTTATAGCAGCTCTTTCACTATCAAATCCCAATCCCTCTAAAGCTTTCTGTCCTATTTCTGTAGATTGTATCATCCAAGTAGTAGCACCCATAGCTAAGCCGGCAGTTAAGGCTGCTGTTCTTCTATCATATCCAGCATCTAAAGCATCATTATAAACATCCATTGTAGAAGTTCCGGACATATAGAAATTAGCCATAAATCTACCTAAGAAATTATTTCTTATATTAGCTTTATTTATTGCATTTATAACAGCAGGATCGTTACGGGTAATTGTATTATATAATCCTCTATTTTGAATTATACTACCATCAGAAATAGCTTGTATTATATCATCTCCATATTTAGCTTTTATAGCTTTTAAAGCAGCCCTTTCAGAATTTCCAATACCAAGCCAGTTTGGAATTTGAGCTAATAATCTTTGTTGGAATAATTGACTACCAACGTCTGAGATTAATCTCCCAAAATTCTCAAAGGTTAATATTTTTTCTTGGGATTTATCAGATACACTAGTATTAAATTGATTGGCTTTAGCTTCTATAGTATTTAATATTCCATAATTAGGATTAGGATTATTATTAATAAACCCATCCATCATTTTATATAGAGTAATACCTAGCTTGGTACCTTCTCGAAGTACTAAAGCTCCAGCATAAGCTTGACCTACATATGGGATAAATAAAGGAGCGATACTAGCTATAGTTTGTGCTATAGTAGATCCGATACTAGATTCTTCTCCATCATTATCAAAAAAATCAAATTTATTCCATGTAGAATTTTCTCTAGTAATTACATCAAATGCACTTAATACTTGTTTACCGTGAACCTCTCGATTACCAAGAGTTTCATAATAAGGCATTCCACTTTCATCTAATTTTATTTCTCCTTTTTTATGTTGTATTAATCTTCCTGTTTCTGGATCAGTTTCTTGTATATCTCTATCATATTGAGCTAAAACTATCGGAGTTTTAGTTACTGTTCCCCAAAATCCTAAATCCTCTGGAGTAATATCCATCCACCTATTATTCTCAGTATCAAAAATTTTATTTTGTTGAGCTATTTCTCTAGTAGACATACTAGTCATTTCTGTCCCTAGTATAGTATTTAATCCGGTGCTTTGAATAAAAGGATTTTTAGTTTTTATTATATCTAAAGAAATATCTTGTACAGGAGAAAGTTGAGATTTAAAAGGAGACATTATATCATATTGCACTTTGGGAAGATCCTCTTCTGTAAACTGTCCTATAGATAATGTGTTATATGAGGATAATGCTTTATTATAAAATGTATCAAATGCGTTATCATCAAATTTTCCATCGGGTGCAGTAAATGCCTGAACAATCTTTTCGTTTTGTTTATATTCATCCTTTGATTTCAATTCTATATCATTAGGAGTAACTCCGTTCTGTAAGAAGTCTATATAAGTTTTATCTTGGTTTGAGTAATATAACCCAAACCAATCCTTTTTTTCTAAATTATCCATATTATTTAAATGCAGCTGGATTTAATCCTCCAGTTTGTTGTGTAATTTGATTAGTATTTCTTATTACATTTTCATAATCTAAATTAGATTTAGCTGTTTGAGGAGCAGTTTTTCCAGTAAATAAGATTGACATTAACTCATCTTGTACAGGTAAGAATATAGAGGATTTATATATATCATCGTTGGATATGAGCCAATATTCTGGAGGTACATAACCATTAGCTCTCAACATTTTATTTTCTAAATTAGATCTAACTCTAGCATACATATCTCTAGCCTTATCCTCTAAATCATTATTTAATCTCTTAGTAATACTATTTAATTGAGTTTCCTTTGCCACTTCTTCTGGAATTAGAGATGGGATAACCATAAATTGATGCATATAAGATAATTGACTTTGTGCTGGTTCTCCGCCCCTAAGTATTAAATGATCTACATTATGTGCTCTGTATATATTTAATTTCTGATCTTCTGTAACTGTAGGACCTATAGCAGAAATTTCTCTATCTGCATCTTCTAAACGCTTTAATGCTTTTAAATCTACTACTTTAGAACCTGTTTTAGGATCTGTTATATATGGTAACCATGTCATCGCTACTCTATCTCCTTCATATAATATCTTACTTAAATCATTCGGGTTTAAAGTAATTCCAGTTCCAACAGAAGCTCCTGAAATATCTACTAAAGAACCTAATCCTCCGTTAGTAATTATATCAGATAAATAATTCTCATTTAATACTTCTCCTTTAGCTCCTATTAATGGTCTAATACTAGCTTTAGCATCAAAAGAATATTTATCTCCTACATTTACTACATATTTCTGATTTTTAGGATCTGATACATAACTCATTAGAGGGTTAATATCAGTTAATCCTCCTTTACCTCCAGAACCACTTCCTGATTTACCTTCTATATTCTCATCTTTTAATGATTGAGAATAAGAATGATCAGTTCCGAAGATTAGGATATTTTTAATACTTTCTATAGCATTTTCTCTAGGATCTCCAGTATTATTAATAGCAGCTCTTGCGATTAAAGTATTTCTAGATTGTTGATCTAAATTATTCCATATGTAATTTAAAGCAAGATTAGCATTTTTTCTTTGTGTAGCAACTTCCTCAGTTAATTTAAAAGTTCCGTCAGGAGCGGTATTTAACTTCTCACTTACAATAGCTTGTAATCCTTTTTCTAATTGAGTAGCTCTAGCTTTATCAAAGTAATAATCAGAAGATTGTTTTTCTACTCCTATAGATTTAACAACCTCCTCTATTCGTTTACTTATATCATTTATATTTAAACTTCCAGCAACCGTTTGAGATAAACTGTTATCAAATATATAAGCTTTACTATTATTCCTTAGAGTTAAGAGATCATTATTAGTTAATACTCTATACTCTTCTCTACTTTCTGAGTATTGATCTGGAGTAATCATAACAAGTTCTCCATCAGAGTTTTGTGCAAATAAATTTCCAGAATAATCTATTGCCGCTTCTGAAAGTGTCCCTTTAGATAGTGCGTGTTCTTTTGCTTGATCAAATATCTGTTTATTATTCTGAATCTCGTTTAATCTAGATACTAATCCTGTATATTGTCTAACGCTAATAGGTTGTCCTAAAAGATCTGTATCAGCAAAGATATTACCAACTTGTTCTGCGAAATAATTAACTTCATTAGTTAATCCTTTACCAACCATTTGACCTATAATATCTTTTAACTGTTTCTGAGAATTATCAATCTTAGTATCACCAGATTTAGCAGAAGAATTAGCTACAGCTGATGTCCCTTCTTCTCTTCCAATAGGTTGAAAGAAAGGAGAATACCCAACCCACGGGGCCAGTTGTCCTCCTTCTTGAAATTTTTTAATATTTAACTTCATATTATTTCTTAATTATTCCTCCGAATCTAAATACTTTAGGATATTGTCCAGATAATCCTAATTTTTGTAAATCTATACTCCTCTTTAATCCTTTAAGTTGTAACTCTTTTTGAGCGTTAATAATATTTTTATATTCTGGATCTAAGAATAATTTAGTAGGATCTTTCTTATATTCTTCTTTCTGATATAATGCGTCTAATCTCCTCTGTAAATCTGATGCAGTAATAGAATCCTCTGTAGATAACCTAGCATTTTTATATTGAGAATCTAAGAGTTGTTCATTTACTTTTCTAGCATTATTTGTATTTATATACTGCTTAGTTTGTTCTGTTACATCATGTAAGAATGTATCCCAGATATTAGTATTTTGTCCTATCTTCTGAGCTTTTAAATTCGCTAAAGTATTTAAATACTCTGTAGTAGCTAAACGATTTCTATTTGCAGCTTCCTCTCTTCTCATTAAATTATTAGCATTAACTTGAAATGCTTTTTCTCTAGACTGTTGTATAGCTTGTTCATTTGCTAAATCTCCTTGCAATCTTGCTTCTGCTGCATTTTTAGCTACTTCTAAATTGTATGCTAATTGTCTATCAGCATCTGAGGTTAGAGGTGTTCTAGTTAATCCTTCTAAATTTGCTGCTTGTTTATAATAAGCTTGTCTAACTCCTTCATTTCCTTGAATAGAATAATTTAAATCTGTAGGGAGATTTATTAAAGAAGGTCTTAGATCTTTTTTTAATGTTTTATATATCTTATTATTAGCTGCTGTTTTTTGTATAGCAGAAGCTAAAGAAGATATAGTAGTTAAAGGAATACTTCCTAATGACGATTTAGTTGGAAGATAATTTTGAGATTCAATATTAGAACCAGTTGAAGATTTAGTGATAGGAGTATTTAAAGAAGATGTATTCATTGGTTTTAAATTAAAATCAAAAGTATTATTATTTAAAACTCCGGAATTAATTCTCCTTATTCTAGAAGGCGATTTTCCAGTTACAATAACTTTTTCTAATATGTTAGTAGGTGTAACTCCTCCATCTTGGTATTTAATAACTCCCCCATTTTTAAATTCCTTAACTTTTTTATTTGCTTCAATCCATTCTTTAGAGCCTAATTCATATTTATCTCTTTCTTTAAGAAGTTTATTTCGAATAGAGAAGTAATCTAAAGTACCTCCATCCTTATGTTTTTTAGGTAATCTATCTCCTACATCTTTACTTTTCTTCTTGCTTATTGTTTTCTTTTTAGAGAAATGTTTAGATGCGGCTTGATATTCTTGAGCGTTTATACGTTTTCTTAACGCTGCGTCCTCTTCTGCTTTAATTAAGAGATTTAATATTCTTTCATCGTTTTGATTACTAACACTTTCGTTCGGAGTTGTAACTATTCTAGATAAATTTTTATTTTCTTCTTTATATCCTAATTCGTTACGTCTTTTTGTTTCCTGACCTTTTAAATATGCTAATTGTCTACGTTTTTTAGCTTCTTCTAGTTTTTGCTTATTTTTAGCTATTTCTGCCTTTCCTTCATTGCTGTAAATATAAATTTTATCTCGTGCCTTTTTTACATCAGATTTAGTCATTCTACTAGCTCTTCCAGAAGGTTCTGCTAAACGACGCGTTGTTCCGAAAGGTGTAAATTGCATTTGTTCTAGTATAGAACTATTTAATTCCGCATCTGTAGGTCCTTTTGTTGGATTTACAACATTATGTATTAATTGCTCTTTTTGCTCAAGTATTTCAGATCTGGGAGCTCTTAAATTAATTTTTCCAGGAGCTTTTTCAGTTAATTTTCCATGATATACTACAGTAGGAGCACCTGAAATCTGTCCGAGATAAATATTATTATTCTCTAATTGTTTCTGAATATTACCACGTCTATAATAAGCCTGCTCTGCTACTAATCCTTTCTGGAAGGATGAAAGTTTATTATTCTTAATCTTATCTAAAGTCTCTGGTGTTAATTCTCTTCCAGCTACTTTAGTTTCTTTTACTTTTCCAACTCCACGTGTGAAAGGATTATACCATTTACCTTTAGGTATTTTTATATTACTTAAATCCTCATCAGTTAAATCCGTATATTGAGATTTTAATTTAGTCTTGACAGTAGTTAATTTATCCTCTGTCGACATCTTATTAAATCCCTCTACCTCATTATTCTTAAATAAAACTTCTTTAGTTTTACCGTTAACATTAACTTCTAGAGGTTTAGATAATTCTCCTGCACCAGCTTTTTGAGTATATAACTTCTTCCCAGCGATATTTCTACCAATACCCGTTACAGCATTTAATCCATTAGCTAACAATCTCCAGTCATTTATAGTTAATTCTTCTCCTGACATTACTTTACCTAAAGCAGTAAGAGAAGTTCCTAATCCTAATGCAGTGAATGCTTTACGTAGTATTGGAGCTGCTGTTTTTATTGCTTTAGTTACTTTAGCTCCTTTAGCCATTGTTCCTAATCCGGGAATTAATGTTGCTGCATCCATTCCTAGATTTAGTATTAAATTTCCAGTATCACTCCATGACCAATCATCGTCACGTTTATAATCAGCAATAGCAGTAGAAATTGTAGATCCTAATCCTGTTGCAGCTCCCACAGCATTTCCTACACCAAACGCAGCGGTAGAAGCTAAGCCAGCTACATCTAATGCTAATGCTGTTAAATCTGCTTTATCTGCTGCACTTAATGATTCTCCAGAGAATACATCTGACATAGAAGCAGATTGTTTATCTTGTAGATCTGAGGAGATTGAATTTCTTAATACTCCACCCTCTTGATACATTCCTATCCCACTTGGTATATATCCGGTACCAGCATAGTTACTCATTGGAGCATGTTTTAATCCTAAAAATGGTTTGATCTCGTTATTATATAAACCATATTTAGAATATAAATCAGCCAAAAACTTACTTCCCAAGGTTAAATCTCTCCCTTCAACTGGATTGACATTAAGTTTATTTAAATTAATAGAGGAAATTCCCGGATAGTTTGATGTCGGACTAAATTGTAAATAACCTTGGTTATATTTAAATTCTCCAGGAATTATATCTCCTGTTTTCTTATTAATAGCATAAATACTTTTAGATTTATATGGTCTTCCAGTATTTAAATAACTCTCAACATTTTGAGGATTATTTATTCCAATAAATTCATAATCTTCAACCGCTTGATTATCTCCTATATAAGGATTAAAATAATCAATCCCGTATTCTTCTCCTTCCGGAAGATTTAATAACTTAGCTAATTTATAATAAGCATTATAACTCTGTTCCTTATCCCAATCTTTTTTATATTTAATATTCTCAGCATTTTTTCTCCAACTATATACTTCTGGATTATATATATCATTTAAATATTTAATATTACTCCCTACATAATCCTTAATCTTTTCATAAGGTATATAATCAGTATCATACCATCCAGATTTTAACATATATGTAGCTGGGTTAGATTCAAACGGAAAATAGCCTCTTAATCCCACAAGATTCCCAGAAGAATCTTTTTCTCTTAATCCTTCTTTAGTGACTACTATATTTTTTCCGTTAAAATTATAACTTAGAGGAGCATTTTCTGGTAGATTATTTGTTTTCCTTATTTCATCCTCTTCTTTCTTAATCTGTTCTTCGGATTTAGTAGATCCTTGGGTAGAAGAATTTTGTTGATTTGAATCTCCAAAAATATATTTCCATATATAATCACCAAAACGCTGATTATTCTTCTGTTCTTCCCAATCAAATTCTGAATTAGGATCCCCATTTCTACCTTGAGATAAATCTTCTATAAATTGATCGTACTCCTGTATAGATTTAAAAGGAAGATTCTCATATCCCTTAAATGGAGTTTTATCTTCTGATGATAAATACTCATAAAATCTTCCTCTATTATTTTCTAAAGCCCTAATTACATCATCAATCCTTTCAGAAGTATTTTTCCTATTATATACTTCCTGATTAATCTTTCCTCCCCATACGGAATTAATTAATTCTCTAGGATTCCATGATACATCTATTTTATTAGGTTCTTGTAAAGTATTAGAGTATTCAGTAAGATTTAAAAAGTTATTATCTATAGCTTTAGCTAAATAATCACTACTATATTTATCACCTAAATTAAATCCTTCTGAGTTGTTATATTTAATATCAAATCCACTTGGAGTACTATTAATCTCTTGTATATCACCTTTACTTAGAGCGTCTAAAAATCTATTATAAGAAGCATCTACTCCAGATCCTCTTCTTCTATAAGAGTTTTTTAAACTTCGGGAGTCATCAGAACTAACCCAATTCTGGAGTTTTTCTTTAGCTTCTTTTATATCGTATTTTTTGCCGTTAATAGTAATTGTCTTTGTTTCTTGCTCTTTTTTATTATAAAGGTCTTGTAATTCTTGCTTCCTTTTATTATATTCTTCTATATTTGAAGGAGATTTACCTCCAGTTTCAAATTTAGGAACTTGTGCCATAGTTAATGATTAAAGTAAAAAATGGAGTATTATATTTAAATAATACCCCATCTAAGATAATTTATTGTCTTTTCTTTACTACTAATTTAGTACCTTTTCTCGCTAAAACAGGTTCAGTAGGAGCTTCTGCTTGAGCAGCTTGTCCCTGAGTCATTTCGACTAACGCTGAACATACCGCCAATGCAGCTTGACAATCCTGATTTTGAGTTGCCTGAGCAGCTAATTGAAGAATTTGCTGAAAGATTTGTTCTGGACTAGGTTGAGCCTGAGTAGCAGGTTCTGCGGGCATAGTTCCGCCCTCTTGTAAGATTTTTACTTTAAATTTTTCGTTTACTTTCATTTCTTTAATATTTAACGTTAAACTTGTACAAAGTTAGGATTTTGTATATAAAAATCCTATTGTTTGGTAGTATTTAATAATTCTGAATTATTTACAACCTTTTGAACATTTACATTTAGATTTGCTTTTAAAAGCCATAATGTTTATTATTTAAATTTGTTAGATATATATGTATTTACCTCATCTATTCTATTTAACCATCCCTTTAAAAATTTATTCTGTGACGGTTTTCTATCTACTATTGATTGATAGTATTCTTTTCTTTTAGAAATAAACTCTTGTAGCAAATTTTTCGAATTACATAAATTAGCTAATCTAATTGTAGTAGGTCCAATTTTCCCATCCACATCCAAAGAATGTCCTAAATTTAAAATAGCTTTTTGGAGGCATTTAACACCATTAGAGACGCCAGCATTAACTGCATGATCTAATAGATGGGCAGAGATATAAATGTTGCTTATATCGTCTATTTTACATTTATTATAAAATTGATCTGCATAGAATTGTTCTACTAAATCTTCTAATTCCTTAACTGTTGTGATTATTTGTCCTCTTTTTAAGGGTTTAAATTTATCAATAATCTTCCATCCTTCCCATTTAGGGAAATTAGCACGGGATATTCCGCAATATGTCTCTTTCCCGGAGTCATCGGGGTCAAATACATAACCCCCCTCGTTTTTTAAGATCATTGATATAAGAATGTGAGATTTATTCATTTAACACTTAATTATTTTAATTTGTTTCTATTGTTGGAGATTTAATACTCTCTTTATTCTTATCCCCTAATTCTTTATGTAACAATTTTACTTCATGATTGAGTCTCTTAATTTCTTCTTGCATCTCATGTAACATTTCATCGTGCTCTGCTATTTTCTTCTGATTAAATAATACAGCTTGCCCAATTGCTTCTAAATCGAAGGTATAAATGTTTTTCTTACAGCCTGTCTCTGAATCCTTTACATTTGATTTCATTATAGTTATCCAATTATTATTTATTAAATCCTTCTCAATTCGTTTATAAGTAGAAAAACTAGTATTTAATATATTTGACATTTCTAAAGGAGTAGATGAAATAGTTCCTCTCCCACTATCTTTATTCATCATTCGTTCTTGAAAAGCTATTAAAGCACATTTTTCTTTAAAGGGAATTTCTTTATTCTTCATAAATTCGAAAGTATACATTTCAAATCCTTTATTATATAAAGAACTTCCTTTATTAAAAACATAAATATTACACCTTTTTTCTCCTTTTATTATTTTAATATGATCTTCTTCTTCTAATATATTTAAATACTTCTGAATTGTCGGTATACTTAATTTAGTTTCTCCTTGAAGGGTTCTTAAAGATACAAAAGTAGAATAAGTGTCTTTATTCATATATCTTCTTAAATATGCGTAAAGGCCAAGAACTTGATAATCTATTTGTCCTTTACACAATCCATGAGGAACTTGCACATGTTGAGGTAAAGTATTTAATTTTTCTTTTTTATTACTCATATTTATATTTTTAACTGTTAAACTATTTAAACAGTTCGAATATAATAAAATATAATGATAAATACAAATATAACTAGCAAAATTTCATGTTCAATTTTTGTACAGAAATATTCAAAATTTGAACACCTATTACATAAAATTCCGACCTAAGGGTGCGTTTTTAATTGTATACCTTTCAACTACCTACCAGATTTTATACTATACTAAATATATAATCGCTTCGCAATTGAACTAAATTTAATGTTTTTATTAAAACACTTCGTGTTTAAATAAAAACTTTGTTTGTTTTATCGCTTATAACTTATTTAAATAATAATATTTATATTAATATAAGATAATATATATTATAAATATCTAAAATATTTAAATTATTTATATTTTTCTATTAATGCCTTTAATTCTGGATTATTTTCAATTAATCTAAGCCCTTTTCGTATAGCTTCTGAATATTTAGTAGGATCAGATCCGTTATCATATTTACTATATGAATCACTATTATACATTTTCGGATTTTCCTGAAAATATTCTAGAGCATTTTCAAAAGGTTCAAACTTCTCAACAAACTTTTGAGCTTTATTTAAATTAGAAATAATAGTGTCTGGAATCTTATTATCTTTAAATCTTTCCTTTAAATAATTAACAAAATATTCTTTTCCTTCTGAAGTTAGCTGATATTCTTCTCCGCCATATCCATCATTATGTATTGTTATATAATTAATTTCTTTTTCTCCAGGTTTTGGTTCTGGTATAAGTTTAGTTAATATTTTTATATAATCAAGCTTTCCTTTTCTATCCGGGTGATCCAATCCAACAAGTTGATCTGGAGTATATGTAGTTCTTTCTTTATAATTTTCAATATTATAATTCATGGCATCTGTAACATCCTTTTTTGTAGCATTTTTACCTCCTAAATATCCATATCTAGAAGGATTAACTCCTAGAGTAGATTCATGATATGATAATGCTATTGCTTTCTCAGGTGTCATTCCCTTAACTTTTTTAGAAGCCTTAATTATATCTATTAAAGGTTGTTTATATATAGGAGGAAGATTGATATCATTTCCATTTTCGTCCTTAGTTATTCTAATAACATCTGATTTATCTTTAATCTCTCTAATTCCGTTACTTTTAGTATAGAGAGCATCTTGGAGATCTCCGAATAGAGTATTTAATGCATCAAAAGCAGCTGTCTTAGTGTCTCTTGGATAATTATATCTGATTGCTATTGCCTTATCTTCTTGTTCGGGTGTAAGTTGTCTAGTATCAAAGGCTTCTTCCCAATCCTCATTTATATAACTAGTGTTATCTCTGAGTTCTTTAGTTGTCATAGGTCTGGTAGATCTATTAATAACTAAATTTCTATATAATTTTTGTAATTGTTCTTTAGTATAATCACCCATGTTTTTCAGTAATTACATATTCTGGATCATTACTATCTTGTATTTTCATATATTTAAATACAGACTTACCTAATCTCTTATACGCAGAATCGGTTTTTAACTTCTCTGCTTTCTTAGCCTGGCGAATTAAGACTCTAGTATTCTTCCTAGAAAATATCCTCTCTCCACCTTTTATTTTATATTGTACTTTACCGTTAGTAGAAAGTATTTCTAGTAAATCCTCTAGATCATCGATATCATTCTCTATCTCATCTTTAGGAGATTCATCCTCTAAATCTTCTAAATAATCTAATCTTTCTTCAAGTACTTCATCTAATCCCTCAAACTCTACACTTTCTCCAGATCGAATTCCGGAATTATTAGATACCTCTAATACGAATAACACATTCTTTTCAGATATAATACTTGTATCATTAGGCTTTCCTTCTTTGTTAGATATTACTTTAAATTCTGGAGAGATGAAGACTATATCTAAATATAAAGGTGTATCTTTCATCCAGTAATTTACCTTTTCTTGTACCTCTGGATATATAAATAGAAGTCCTTGATTTTCTGATAGATTCTCTGTATTCATAAATCCATGTTCTCTCTCCCATTCGTCTATAGCAGTATCACAGAGATATTCTTTATTATGTACTTTAACTTTTACAATTGATTTTTTTAATTCTGACATAATTATATATTATTTAAAATAAGGATCCTCATCATCAGCATAATAATTCTTCATATTATCTCTTAATAAATAAGATCCTACTTTGGGATTAAATTTAATATCTTCTCTAATTTCCAAGGATTTTTCTCTTTTAGGGATAGTGTATTTTCCTGTAACTATTGAAGGAAAGTCGTATGTATCATTTACTTTGATAGTATTATTATCCTTATCCCATTGGATAGTAAAATTCCCAAAAAGATCTAATCCGGTTGCCCAACGCTGATTCTTATTCGGACGTTCTATATATTTAACAGTTAATCCTTCATTAACTACTTTTGGCTCTCCGGATTCTAGTACTTCTTTTCCAGTTTTATATATCTTTTCCAATCTAGATTTACTAGGTAACTCTGGATATTTTTCTATGTATTTATCATAATTACGTAGAATTTTACCTACATTTAAGGTGTCTACCATAGATTGTACTCTACGGGCTACTGGTTGCGGGATTCCTACATATTCAGCATTTTTAGGATCTTTATCTTTGTCAGCATTTATCCTAGCTTTAGAAAATTTTATTAATCTCGAATCCTTTCCTAAGTTTAAATAATGCTTAAAGAAAGCTTCTTCAATAGGAGTGGCCAATTCTTTTTCATCCCGTACTGGAACTGGAGTGTTAGTATAATTTAAATATGGAAGGCGTATGTAATAAGGAGCACTCCAATAACCATCAGCAGGATTAAGGAAGTTGTATACTCTTTCTGCTTGAGTTTGCTTTGCATTGCTTTTTCCTCCACTTTGATACTTCTGTATTAAATAAGAATTTACTTTATTTAAATTTAACATAGTATTATATATAAAAGGTTATATTTAAATAGAATATATTTCAATTCTATTTAAATATACCTATATTATTTAGTTTCTTTAATTACTTTACCTTTATCAATAGTATTATGTAGTATCTCCTTAACTAATAATTTCCCAGCTTCAATAGCAGCCTCATCACTATCTTCTTTATATAATTCCTCCAATTTTTCAGTAACTTCTAATCTAAGAATTAATTCTTCCCGTTCTATTTCAGCTACTTGAGATATCTTATCTCCTTCTTTTAATATAACAGGAATCCCTTTCCTAGATATATCTTCCGTATTTAGATGATGAAGTTCTTTATGTAATTTACCCTCTGGAATTATATTCTTCTCTCCTATTTTTCCGCCATCTTTATATTTAAGAATATTTTTCTGGGATTCGGCGTATTTAACTCTAAAAGATTCCAAGAATTTAAATCCATCCTTTCCAAATCTAATATTATTTAATCCTCCAGATTGTTCTAATTGTAATCTATTAGAAAACATATCAGAAGAACTTATTGATCTTGCGGATCTATCTGATGCATCTGTTAAGATATCATCTATAGTATTTTGATATCCTTGAGCTTTATCCATTTTTTTATTAGCTTTTTTCCTGGCTTTATTAGAAAATAATCCATATTTTTTTCCAGATAGACCTCCAGCATCTGTAATGAATTTACCAGTTCCTGTATAAGAAGAGTTATTAGCAATATTTTGATCTACAGTAAATTTTCTAGATTTTTTTCCAAATGCGTTATTTATTAATCCTACAGCACCAAGATTAAAAAAGCTACTTCCTAAAATAGCATCAGCTGTAGTCATTTTATCTGTTCCAATTCCTAATTTTTCTAATCCGTTACCTATTAATTTACCTGCCTTCATTGCTGCTCCTACGACTGGGATTGCAGTTCCTACAGTATTACTAATAGTATCATATCCAGCATCAAGTCCTTTTGTTATATTTCCTCTCTTACCGGAATAGTCCTTTCCAATTAAATTGGCTCCTATATCTAAAACAGATCCTATATTAGCAGAAGTACCTAACCCACTTAAAGCACTTGTAGTTGAAGTAGGAGCAAAATTAGCTTTAATACTATCCCATAATCCAGGTCCTGTTTTAGATAAAGAAGCATTTTGCAATGCCATTTTATTTAATGTAAGAGGGTTACTAGCACTAACAGATCCTATCAAAGGTCCTGTTGATGTAACTATTCCCCCATCATAAAACTTTTTCATTTTAGTTTATTTAACAAAAACTTATTTCAAACATTGTTTGTAATGCGGTAATAATAACTCTCTTATCTCCTTTATATTTAACTCTAATCTTTATATATTTATCTCTGGGTCTAGTTTCTTCTATTTTTAATTTAATATTTCCCTTATTTCCTTTTTGATATTTAAAAGGTTCTAGAGTAATATTAACAAAGTCTTCCTGATATCTGGTATTACCTTTAATAATACCACAAGTAGACATATCCTTAATAGGTTGAATTCTTCTTAAACTATACTCAGATAATCTATCATCATAGAATACAATAGCAGATTTTCCAGTAGATTTATTATTACAGTCTTTATTATCAATAAATTTTATATAATCATCTGCCTCAGATTCTTCAATTTCTCCCTTCTGTACTAAATAGGTATTTTCTTTTAAATCTGGAATGTTAGAGAAATCATACGCATCTCCGATTACTTCAAATGAGACTAATTCAGGAAGAACGTTATTAGATATAATAAAGAGATTTGTAAAGACTTTATGATATCCAACATTCTTATTTACAACAAACTCAAATTCAAATGGGTCATAAGAAAGAGGTACTCCTTTTGAATCTCGTTCTTTATACCATGAGGTTGGATAGATTTTTTCTTTATTATCAAATATTCCAGCTGCTCCATGTCTCCAGAAATATGTAGGATTTTCCCAAGTCTTGGAAGATGTCCTTATATAAACTACTCCAGTATATATACTACTAGCATCTACTTCTAATTCTTCCATATTTGATGCTATAGATTCGTTTCTCCCTCGCACTAATTCTGCTCTAATATTTAGAGTTACATACTTATCCCCTTCTAGATATTTATTTCTAATAGTACTGTTAGATGATCTTAATATCAACCATGTTTGTCTATTTGAAACTTTATTACCTATCTTATCCTCATGAGTATATAAATAAAAATCTTCGTTATCTGGATAAATGTCATTATTTATAAATTCATATTTAGAGTATTTAATTCTAAATTTATCTGGATCTACATCTAATTTAATATCTAATAACCCTACTGCAACATCTTTTCCAGTTGTAACGGAAGAGGTAAGATCCGGAATCTCTATTCCTTTATATACAACTAAAGGATTATTAATCGGATTTAATATACTTTCCCAACTTACTTTATTCGAATAAGTAGTGGGATCTCTTAATATAATTCCTTTAGCTGCAACAGAACCTTCCCATGTAACTGAGACTTTAGATATATTCTTAGAATCTTCTTTATTATTAGTAAAGAATACATTAGATATATTTTCAGACATTAATGGAATCCATGAATATCTGGTTGTCCACAATTGTAATTTTTCATTATAACACAAATTCCATTCTCTAGAAGTTATAAATTCTCCTACTGGATTTATATCCTGAATATCATCATAGAAAGTAAATAATACATCAAATTTAAATTTATTAAAATGTGTTTTTACATTCCGCAATCCTAAGGTAGTGCTTCTCTCTCTTTCAGTAAATGAAATATTATCATTTAAATATTTCTGAATTTTAAAATCAGATATAATCTCAAATGATTTTCCATTTGTTCTCCAAATCTTTTTAGCAAAAGTATCGACACCATATACATAATTATCTGTTTTTAATATAGAATCTTTCCATTGAGAACCATATAATTTAGATAATAAAATTGGACGTTCGGGAAGAACATTATTGGAATTTAAATATACAGGATTATTTAATTCTCCAGCTGTTTGGATTCTTTCATTTATTGGTATAAGTCCAACTCCCTTTTCGAATACTACTATTAAATCTCCGTACCATTCTACAATAGATGTAATAGTTCCATATTCTTTATTATAATCTCTATAATTACTTAATTGAAATACTCTATAGTTATTCTTAAATGCATCAGATATAAATATATCAGAATACATTATTCTATTAGAAAAATCATTTTTTATATATGGAACATCCGGAAGAATAAAATAATTCTTATCTGATGTAGAACTATTATATCCAGAATTATATACTGTACTTTCAGGAATTTTATACTCTCCAGATGCATTAAATCTAGATATGGGATAAAATGTTCTAGGATGTCCATTTAAAGCTTCTTCTGAGGTATTAGATCCATCTTCACATCGTAATGCTAAATTTATATTAGACAGACATTTTAATGTAACCCAATGCCCAATTTGAACCGCATTAACATCTCCTCTATTTATTAATTCTGCTTTTTCCAAATTTAAAGCTCCATCTTCCGAACCAGTATAATTATCTCTCCATGTATAAGGATCTACAATAGTATCGTTAGTAGGACTTTCCGGATCTTGGAAGTTTCTACACATTCTATGAGTAAAAATACTTATATAACAATCTCCTCTATAACAAACTAATTCTTCGCCTTCTAATGAATCCCACTCATATCTATCACATATAGAATAGTATGGAGACATATCACTAAATCTAGCTTTAAAATAATCGACTAACATACCTTCATTATATCCCGGAACCATTATATCTACTAATTTACAGTACGATTGTAGTCCTTCAATTCCTACATAAGAACCCCAAGATCCCCGTAATAGGTTTTTTGCTTTAGCTTTTTTATCTTCTTTACCTAGATATTTAAATTTATATGCAACTTCGGCTTCACCAGCTCTAGAAGAAAAATCTTGCGTTCCGGATGTTTTTAATTGAATATTATCATCAATATAAGTTAAACTTATATTTTGATACCAAGATCTACTACTATCACCTTCTTTATTTCTAGAGAAATTCGGAAATGTATAATGTCTATCATCTCCTCTTTGGGTAATATAATTTTCTGTAGTATCGTATGTTAAATATGAATCTCTAAGAACAAATTTAGATCCATTAAATATCTGAGAGTATAATTCATTATTTAATTCCGCTTCTGGAACAATAGCAGCATTTGATAGGGTATCATTAGAATATAATAATCTATTATTAATATCATTTTCTAAAATACTATCCCCATTACTATTAGCTATGAAAGATTCAGTCATTCCTAACGGATTACCGTCTCCACGTTTTACTGGAAGAACAGGGATCTTAGAATTTAAATCTAATCCTATAGTTGCTCCTTGACAATATACTGTTGGAATGCGTTTTTGACGTACAAAAAAGAATCCTTTAGTATATTTTTTTAATTCCTTTATTAAATTCTCAGTATCCTTCCAAGTAGAATAATCGGAGTTATTTTCTGAATTCTTAAATATGAATTTAATACCTACTGGTTTATTATTTCCATCATAAGTAGAGTTCTTTTCAACACTTAATTTAACTACACCTTTAGCATTATCCAAAGAAGATTTTATAAATCCATTCTCTAAAACTTCTATATAATTTCTATCTCCAGGAAGTTTGGTATCTTTATTCCAATTATATATAGATTCAATTTTTTCAGTATTCTCAATTCCTAAATTTCTTCCCCGGATATTAAATACTGGAGACAATGTAAAGTCATTCATTATATATACTATTCCAAATCTATATATATCTTCCCAATATCCTACTCTATGATAGATATTATATACATTATAATACATTCCAGAGGTTTCTCTACTAGATCCAACTGGTGTGTAATACCCATTATCTAATGATATATCTCCAACCTCATCTTCTGTATAAACTTCTGGAATAATACGCAAAGATAGATCGGCTAATTCTTTATACGGAATAGTTGTTTTATTTACATTACTTAAAAATAATCTATTTTGTACTTGAGCCTGAGATTTAGCATTTTCTACAATACTATATTGGATATTAATATCATCTAAACTAATTTCTGACACAGGTTCTATACCTGTTATAGTAACAGTACATACAGTATTTATTACAGAGAAGCTATTAGCTAATTTATATGCTTTTGTAATCTCTGTTCCATTTTCAGTACTAGTGGATCTTGTATAATAGATATTTAGATAATCATAAGAATCGTCTATATTAGTTATAGTGAATCTAATAGTTTTATACGCATTAGTATCTAATATTCCACCTTTTATAGTTTTTATATCACTAATATCTCCTATATAAACAGAAACAATTCCTGATTCAGCAACAAAATCAGTCTCGTTTCCATCAGAGTCTTGATATTTAAAATAAAATACATAATTCCCAACCTTTAATTCCCCTCCAGATTCTACACCATCAAATCTAATAACTGGAAGAGTTTTTATAGTTTTATATAGTTTAGTCTCTCCGTCTAAGGAATTTTCATCATATATATTAGTATCATTATTCCCATTTCTATCTATAATTTTATACATTCCATTTTCAGTTGGAGTAAAACGGGAATTTATAAGTCTTGGGGGATTTAAATCATCATTAAGTATAAGATTTACGCTTCCGTCATACGATTCTTGAATCTCTATATCAACTGGATTATTTATACTAAAATTTAAATCTTTAGTACTAAAATCAACTAAATCTCCTTTTCTATTAGATGTAATCAATCTTCCTTCATTATTACCTGGATTACTAACTTCGATTTCTTTTTTGCTATTAGTACGAACCCATTCTCTTGGACTTAATGCTTGTCTTGGTGTATATTTAAGAGAAGAGTATTTAGCGGTTGCTTCTGAATATCTACTTTTAACTTCATCTGTATTTATATTACTATTATTAGAACTTATTATAAATAAAGTATCTATATTTTGATCAGTAATATAGATTTCTTTTTCTTTAAATATTCCAGTATCATTATCTATAGGTTCAATTATTTTTAAAGTAGCAGGAATTTCAATGTCCCCACTTTTTATTACATATCTTCCATCAGTAGCTTTAAGATATCTATTTCCGGATAATCTTAAATTTCTAAATGGATTATATTCATATGCTAAAAACCCTTCTGTTTGAAGAGTCTTATACATAATTTCAAATGTAATATCAAAATTTAAGGTTAAAAAAGGGGTCATATATAATTAAGTAAAATTAACTAAATTCTCTGGTTTACTAAAATTAGACCCAGTTATATTTCCTCTTACCTGTAATTGTTTGCTAAATACCAGATCATCTGGATTTCTAAGGTTAGCATTACAACAATCTTCATTATCTGATAAATTTCTAAAAGAATACCAGTCAATATATCTAGATTCCTGATTACTTGCTCCAAAACCCATTCCTATCAGATGAATGTTATTATTTAGAATACTAAAAAGAGGATGTACTTCAAATTTATCTACTCTCTTAAAATATAATTTTTCATTATTAGTAGCGTACATGTTATCTAAATCCTTAGATATATATGTAGTGTAACTACTTGCTTCGAGATATATGTTTTTAACTTTATTTAAATTAGAAGAAGTTAAAGAAGAACTAAATATATATCTATAAGGTATGCTAGCTGAAAAAGGAGCTTGTGTAGTTTCTATTGGTTTGTAATCTTCTAATTTTGTTTTATCGGGGACAGTATCTGTACTTCCATATCCAATATAATACTTATTATCCTCTAATGAATCTATATATGTATTTATTATTGTAGTAATCCTGTCATTTAGAGATATAGTACTACCATCTGTTTTTATATTAATATTTACTGATGAAAATGATCCAGTTAATTTTATCTTTCCTTCTAATGTAGTATCATAAAGATTATCATATTTAATTGTATCAGGATTAGGTATAGTATAAGGATTATTAGATGCTCCAGATACTTTACTTGCTCTATATAAATTATTAAATAATGTATTAAATTCTGACTTTATAGTACCTACTGACATATTATTTCCAACCCTAGTTCCGTATATATTACAAATACACATTGTATCTCCATCAAATTCTATTATAACAAAGGTTGATGGATAATATTTAGAAGAATTCTTTTTAGGATAAAAATATAATTTATTACAGGTTCTACTTCCCCAGTCATTTACGAAAGCTTCTAGAGAAGTATCAAGACTATCTCCAGCAAATGCTAATATCCCTATTTTATTATTCCCTAGTCTTGATTTTATTTTATTTACGACTGTGGTTGGAGAATTTCCTGCGTCTACAGTGTAATCTCTATCATAACCCCCTTTATTTGGATCTTTAGTAACCCACTTAGATGATACATCCTCATCTACAAAAATATTATCTACTCCATCCTTAACACAGATCCAATCTCCAGCTCCATCATCGTTATGATAATAAGGTATTCCAGATGATATTTGTAGTCCATCCCACCCTAATAATCCTACAGGTTTCCATTTATTATATTCTATCTTATCTCCAGGAATATTTGTAGTATATGTTCCTGATTTTACTTGTTTATTTAGGGTTGCAGTTATAGTAAGCTCCCTAATATTTTCATCACTTTGAACTTTATTATCGGTTATAATAGCTGACGGAAAAATTAATGGAGTTCCGGAAGTAGTTAAACTATAATTAGATGTATCAGATGAGTAAATTATATCAGCATCTAATATCCCAAAATTAAGCTTATTTACTTTCCTAAGTCTATATTCTGAATTTACTGTGACACTATTTTCTATAGTAGTTTCATATTGCGTCTTGTGTTCCCCTTCTTCAATTAAATCGGAAGCTGATGACAATGAAGGTTGTAGTATATTATTTTTTTTATGGATAATAGTTGGTCCAGTAATACTCTTTTGGGATAAATCTATAGCAGAATCCGATACTACTGTTATATAATTATCTATTTTAAGTGTTGAAAAGTTCTTAGTATCTTCTGTAATAGCAGAAGTATAATAAGAATTAAATTGTCCATTTGTGAAAAGAGTATATAAAGCATTATATTCCTCAACCTCAAATTGGTGTTTTTCTGTATCCTTATTAAAGCTCAATCCACATATTCTACATATATAAAAATTATTATATCTTAACCTAGTATATTCAGAATTATATACATAATTATTTTGAGTACTAAAATTCTTATATATTTTAGTACCATTTCCTAATTGAGGTTCTATTTTATATATCCACGGTAATCTAGGATTAGATATAGAAGGCTCTTTAGTATTTATATTCTCTTGAACAGTTTCTCCAGATACTATTTTAAAATAATCCTCTAATCTTGAAGAATCCAATAATAAATAGTAATTGGTACCGGAAGATTCTAAATAATTATTTTCGAAATTTGTAATAGCGGAATCTATATCTTCCACCTCCTTCCCGTTTTGATAATAATAAGGTTCTACTTTTAAATCTTTATCAAAACAATCTATAGAGAAATTATAGGATCCTGAAATAGATTTAGATAAAGGATATATAAGAGATGCATTTGCGGATACATCATAAAATTCTATATACATTACATCACACTTATTTAATCCGTTTGATGTTCCTCTAACAAAGAAGTCTGTAGTAATAGTAACCCTTTTAACTTCTCTTCCTTCTATATTAGTAGTACTAGTAGTAGAATATCTCCATATATTAGATTCTTTACTAGTTAATAGATCTCGATAATTTAATACTGTTGTATATTTAAGATTCTCAAACCATTGGAATCTTGAATATGGTTTTATAGTTATACGTGTATCTTTTTCTTTACTTAATTTTAATAAATCATGTTTAATTGATATTACGGGTTGTGGAATATTCTCTCCGGGCTTTAAAATAAACTCTGGATTTAAATCGGGATCTATTTCTTCATCCTCATAGGTACCTTCTTCATCTTTTTCTATTCTTACTCCATATACATTATTATAACTATCACTTTCACTATTAATAATAAGCTCTACATCATAATCATCCTTACCATTTTCAGTTACATCTCCTATCTCAATATTAAAAAAATCAATAGGTTCTATCTCTAATACTATAATTAAATATCCATTAAATCTAGAACTATATGTATTATATAATGAGGGATCCTGAACTGTTTTTAATTGAATATTACCTCCAAATGCTTCGCCTTCTGTATAAAAAAACTTTCTAACTTCGTTTGTAAATACATTAGTTTGATCTTCTATATAAGTAATAGATCCATTTTCATTTACAGTGGCAAGATGTAATGAAAAAACTCTTCGTTGAAGTTTCCCGTTACTGAATGTAGTATTATAATTTTTATAAGTTTCTATAAAGTTATTTATCGAAGAGCTACCAGTGCTAGGAGTTATATAAATTAGAAATTTATCGCCGGGCCTTAAAACCATTCGTTGCAATAAAGAAAAATCAGCTTTTAAATAAGTAATTTGTAATCCTTCACTCTTCCCTTCTGGATATAAAGTACTATCAAGTATAGCAGTATCTATATCATCCATAGATAATTCTTCCGAAGATATATTCCTTTCTGGAGATGGAAATGAACCTAATTCACATTCTCCAGTAAGAGGATTCATCGATGCTATATATATAATCCCTCCATACTGCTTTATTCCAAGAGGAATAAAATCTTTCTTTAATGCACAAGATTCAACTCTCCCATTTCCAGAGTCATTTTGTAATATAAACTCATTACCATCGAAAGTAATCAATGTCCCATTTAAACAATCTGTTAATACTGTATTCGGAACTACAGTATCATTCATATCCATTAATAATCCTCCATTAAAGGAGTTTTGAGCTATTTCCATATTAAAATTCCGTTAAATCTTCTCTAGTTATATTATCAATTTTAGTAAACTCGTACCCATCAAAAGATCTTTTTAAGAAATATTCTGCATCTTTAGTAGAATAATTCTCAAAAAATACCTTATATCCAGGAATTCCGTATAATTTAACTCTAAAGAAATGATCGTAGTTTAAATTAAGTAAGCACTCATCGAGCACTCTATATAAGCATACATCCCCAAAATTAAACGTAATATTTCTTTTATTTAAATAAATGGATTTAAACTTCTCCTCAGTTAATCCAAAATAACAATACCCCCACCATTTAGTTCTACGCTGTCTATATAAAAACCTCATCTTAGTAATCATCTTACTAATAGCATATCTAATTTTATGAGCAATACTTTGAAATGTAACTCTTCCAATGAGAAATTTAAACATCTTACCATCTATTTTACTAGATAAATAAACATCACTATTATTAGATATTACATAATATAAATATCTATTCCCATATTTAATAATAGTAGTTAAATCTTCTATACTAAATTCCGGAAATCTTTCTTGTAATATCGGGAGATAATCCTTTAAATACTTAATCTTATTAGCCATACTTATTACCACTATTTACATTATCAAAAAATTCTTTAGTTAAGGAGTAATTTAACATTACTCCTCTAGTTAAGGTTCCTTTTTTACCTTTCTCATAGAATAATTTAATTTGTGGGTATTTATACTCAGAATCAAAATAATTGTACATTGTATTTGTAGAAGTCTTTAGATGATTTAAAAGTTCTTCTCCTTTAAGTATTTCAATCCCTAAAATCATTCTTTTTCTGGTTGTAAATACGAAAGTAGTACTATTTCTGATAATATCCAATATTACTAAATATAAAAAGTAAATATAAATTCTACAACACCATAATCGGAGTTCTGCACCATTTTTATAATTCTTTTTAAGCATTTTTCTAGATACCTCTAACTTCTTTAAATCGAATTTTTCAAATAATTCAGGTGCGGAGAATGTATAACTAAGAGAAGATATTGTTGTATTATTATATTTCATTACTTCTCTGGTTTAAATGATTTTCCGTAAGATTTTCTATCAAAGCTAGTCATTACATCTAAAATCCTATTCATATCGTTTTGAGATACTTTTTCCGGAACTCTAGCTCTTTCACATAACCTAGCCCATTCTAATTTTATATTCTGAGCCATTTGATATGTATTAGGATCTCTAGTTCTAATAGCTTGTTTATATAAATCTGTATAAGCACAATATGCTGCAATTGCTTCGGCCTCTTTAGAATTTATATAAGGAAATCCTTCTTCATCTAGAATTTGTTTCCTATATAAAACTAATACATTCTTATAATCTTTATCAAATAATAAAGTATTTTCCCTCATTTGGTAATTTAATAATACTCCATAATCATATAATAAGGATTTATTATATTTCCAGTATTCTATATACCGTTCTATGTAATTAGTAATAACTTGAGGCCAACGTTGTTTATTAGATGTTTTTTGAGAGTCTATAAAATTCCCAAACACTGCTTCGATACTAGTAACATCACATGGGAGTTCTAATTCCCCGTTTACAACGTCTCCAACAAATTCCTTTATCTCAGTTTGTTTATTTCCTATCTTATCATATGCAATCATTCCTGAGGATTCAAATTCTAATTGGTCTATATTTAAACCATAATTAGTTTGAATATATGTATATGCTGTGTGGAAGTTTAAATTCTTCATATGTTAATTAAATTTGGAGTTTCTGAACCTCTATAATATAAAAATCCTTTATATTCGTGATTATTTCTTCCGTTACAATAGGTACTAAAGTTTCCTAAACTATATCCAAGTTCCATAGCAGCTTGTGACATATTATCCCATTCTCTAATAAACTCTCCATTTAAAGAATATTGTTTAACTTTAGCTCTAGCATGTTTATTTTTTATATTAATTGTATCGGGAATATCATCAAAATCTTCTTTATATCTCCAAGTATAATCTCCACAATAATTTCTATATCCTCTACATACTTCCCCTATTGTACTATCTTTCACCTTATAATATACCGCTGCTTTATGAATAGATGGCCATTCTCTAATAAATTTACCGTCTAAAGAATATTGTAAAATAGGTTTTGCTAATTCTGACTCATGTGTTTCATAGAATTTTGTTATTGACTCTGAAAGTTTTTGTTTTGTTTCTTCTGTTATAACATGTGAACATGTATTTCCACCTCTATCACTATTATAACCATTATAAAAAGAGTCAAACATCTCTATATATTGTATTTCTTTCTGATTTAACAAATCTCTAACTTCTTCTTTTACATAAGATTCTACAGCAAAAAGAATTTCATACTCAAAATTTTTTGGTCCATATTTTTTTCTAGCATTATTTATTTTTGGACCTGCATAAATTTCATCTTTTTCATTTAAAAAATCATTTCTTCTTCTTTTCTCATTTATAGTTTGTCCTATGTAACATTTTCCGGAAGGAGAAGTATATTTATAAATTACTCCTCTAATTAATTTATTTTCCATATATTTCTATAATTATATCATGGTTTAGGTACTTGATCGTTTGGAAGTTGTATTGTGTTTAAATTTTTGTACCACCTCACTTTTTTTTCCGTAATCCTTCTCTTAATATCATTAGTCAAGAAGTTCATATTAGATACCTCTTCTGCATTACAACAAGTAAATTGTTCTAATTGTCTAGGATCTTTAAATACGGCTATTATAGATAATGTTTTAATCAACGGAGCATTAAATATATAACAATCATACATCCCATTTTCATTAGGTGCTGTATCTATATAAATATAAGGCTTCCTTCCTAACCACCTATTATATTTATGATACTGATAAGATATATCAGTATAAATTTTAAACGGAGTATTTCTATCAACAGTTCCGAAATACTGAATTGCATCAACTCCTAAATCTGTAACAATTTGAGGTATTTCTACATAAGGAATATTAGTCTCTCTAACATTTAAATTAGAATTACATAAATTACAATTCTCTATAGGTTTACAATCTACCTCTAAACAATTAATAGATGTAACTAAATCCTTAACTGGGAGAAGTCCTTTTAAAGCATATTCTTTTATTATAGTTAACCTCTCATCTATTATATCATCCTCTAACTGTTCAACAGATAAAGATATATTAGATGTAATACCTCTCAATCCTGATAAAATATCGTTTAAAATCGCAGAGGCTAATTTATTTAATTCCATATAGTATAATATTTAAAAAGGCAGATAAGAATATTATTATCTTACCTGCCTTTTATTAAATAATATATTTTCTTATATTAAGCTGTTACAGTTACATTAACAGTCAATACTGTAGTAGCTCCTTTTTTATAGGTTACAGCTACAGCAGAATCTGTAGTAGCTTTACCAGTAATCTCTATTCCTTTTACCGTAACCTTGGTAGGATCGGCAGAAGATACAGAATCATATTCGGTAATCTTAATATCTACATATTTCTTCTCATTTACTTTCAATGTCATAGTCTGAGTAGCCGCATCCGTACCAGTATTATCGGAAGCTTTTTCTACATCATCTATAACTACTCCAGCAGCTTTTACAGCAGTTTCGAAAGTATCTGAGATAGAGGTATTAACCCAGAAAACAGCTTTAGTGATAGATACTAATTTCTCACCTACAGCACCCATACCAGTATGATCTCTTTCACACTCATAATCAAATACGTATTGATTATAAGAAGCACCCGGTACAATCTTAGAATCATCATTATCCTGATTAAAGATTCCAGTTCTAAGAGAGGTTTGGATCTGTACATTTTTCAACATCGTCCAATAAGTACCAACACCTTCTTGAGCAATTTGGGTATTAGTTCCTGTTAATATAGTAGTGTATACGGGTTCTTTGGGATAATAATTACCTAAAGCAGCAGTACTAAAATCTTCCAATTTCTGTACTTCCAACACATTAAATAGTTGAAATTCATTAGCAGAAGTTATAGTAATTTTAGCACCTGCAACAGTAGCTTTAAATCGTAGATTATTATAGAAATTACCTTGTTTCTTTATAATATCAACCAATTTACTAGCAATAGTAGCAGCAGTATCGGTATTAACTACATCTAAATTAGCATAAAACATTCTCCGACGCCTATCATCCATAGTTTCAGCGAAATATGAATCAGCAGATCCGGAAAGCTGCATACCAATAGCTAATCTAATATGATTTATTACACCAGCAGTTGTGGGTTTAATAGCATCAGTAATAGTAATTTCAGATACAGATACCTGAGGATTTGAAGCTGATGTCTTATATATCTTCCCACCTTTAATATTTGCAGTTTTATAATCTCCTACACGAAGAACCCTAAAACCTTGTTCACCACTTATCTGATTATCGAACTTATTAAGTCCACTAAGCGAATCTTTCGCACTATTAATAATTACTTCATTTACAAATTCAAACATGTTTTTAAATTTTATTTGTTAGGGGAAATTGGTGGAGCTATTGTTTGATTAACTATAGGATTAGTATTTAATCTAGGATCTCTATGTCTCTCTAAAAATAATTTCACCATAATATTAATTATCTCGTAACATACATATTTAGGAAACTCTAAGTCCTCCAGAATCTCATCTTCACTCTCTAAATCATTTACAGTTAGACTCAATTCGTTAGGATATTTAATATAATCTATAGATATATCTGAGATATTTATATTCTTATCTTCTCCATAAAACAGCTTTATAATAACTGGAGTTCCAGTTTTAATTTGTCCAGAATCATCATTATATATATAATAATAAGGTGTTTTATATGAAGGTTTAAAGTAATAATTATTTAATATCCCAGGATATTTATCAGATGTTAATCTTCTTGCTCCCTTCTTAATTATTGAATTAGAATTACATTTAGCATTAGGGTTATTAAATGTAATTACACAATTTTTAAGATGAAAATAATCGCTAGGTAAAGTAAATAATGTTTTATCGTCATCTTTACTTATTATATTCCCTCCAGATAAAGTGGCAGTCATATTTAATACTCTAAGATCATCATCTTCTTGTTGGTTCATATCACAAAAGTTATATTTAGTATTTATATACTGAATAACACTTTTATAATAATAATAATTAAACTCGTCTAAGAGCATACTGGGAGCTTTTTGTTTTTCTAATTCTATAAGTACTGCTTGATAGACTTGTTTTAAATTCATATTATATATTATTTACTACTCTTACTAGTAGGTTTACTTTTATTCTCTAATGGAAGTTTTTCGGCATTTTCTAAATCTTTTAATATTTCAGAATCAGACTTAGAATCATTCAGAAAACTTTGTGTTGTAGATACCTCATTCTGTGCTTTTAAATCTTCAATTCTTTTATTATCATCGGAAATAGCTTCTATAATTACATCCTTATCCTTTACAGAAATCTCTTGAATTTCTCTTAAAATCCTATCAGTAATAAGTTTATTCTTAGGATTTTTCATAAAATCAATACAAGAATCAGCATCTCTACCTATGATATCATTATCATTATATGTATACAATCCTGCTTTCTGTCGTAAAATACCTTTCTGTTTAGCATATGTAAATGCTATTAGATATTTAGTATCATTACTTTCAAATAAAGAAATAATCTTCTCAGCATCTTTTTTAGCAAATTCTGTTAGAAACTCTTCAATTTCCTCATCGTAAGCATCTTTTATATATTTACCTAAAAGCATTGCTCTAATTCTTAAAGCATCTCTTGAAGCATTATAAATATAATTTAGTGCTTTATTTAGTTTCCTTGAGGCTGTATTACGTTTTTTAGTATCCTCAACAATCCTTTCTACATAATAAACTGCTTGAGGTCCGATTTTTTCATTTGGTCCTACTAACATTTTACCACTTTCATCAAATTTCCCTTTACTATCAAAAATAAGATCAGAAAATTTAATAGCTTCCCATTGTTTAGATTTAACAGGATTACTTAGATCAAACTCATCCCCATCTTTAATAAAGAATCTATCAGTAGTTCTAACGAAATAATCCAAAGGATCATCATCTTTACCTAAGATAATATTTCCAGATGAATCCACATTTCTGACACAAGAAGGAAATTCTCTTGTTAATGGATTCTTAACTGGGGAAATTGACATTCCAGCATGATTAGGACCAAAACGGCTACGTAAATGTATTACCGTATCAAGTTCCTCTTTTAAAGCAGTTGTACTTATACCCATATTCATTGATCATTAAATAGTTTAAATTTAAAATAAAGAGGGTTATTAGCCCTCTTTATATTTTATTTATTATAGCGGATTCTGTCTAAAGATAACAGAACGATAGGGTGCGTATACTGATACGCCGCTGTCATTTATATTTAAATAAGATCGTTACTCTTATTCGAGCGTTTGCTCCACTATGTCGCCATAGTGATTAGACTATATCTTTAACTTAATCTTTAATATATTTAAATACAAATCCATGTGTCTTAATTCTAAAACCTTTAAGAACTTCTCTACATTTAGGATGTTCTTTTGCACATTCTGCAACCGTTCTCCAGATTTTTACTAAATTCCCATCTAAATCATACTGTCCAACTTTACAACCTTTATCTAAAGAAGGTTCATATTTTTTAAAAGTTGGTTCTGTATAATGTGTCCATAGACAGTTATTATATAATTCTCCTGATTGAATTGCTTTTTTTATATTTGGTACAGCACATTTGGTTTCTCTGGATGCATCAGTTAGATTATAAAAGGTTTTTATTAATTCACCATTCGGAGTATATATAGATACAAATTTTATTGTTCTATTCTCTATATCTGTTTTTATAATATCCCAAATTTTTGTTTTATCCTTTATATAATAACAATAATCCAGTAATTTAGATTTTTGAACAGCTTCATCTACACATGCTCTAGAGAATGTAGTCTCTTGAAGAATCTGATTCACAGAAGTCCAAGTTCTTAATAGATTTCCGTTTATATCATATTGATATACCTCAGATCTAATACTTTTACTATATTCTGTCACATCAAGTTTATCAACCTTCTCTCTAGACCAATAAGATTCAAATGCAGAACGTTTATCATCTATTGCCATTCTAAATCTAGCTGGATTACACTGAAAATGCTCTACCGCAAATTGAAATCCATCCCATTCTCTTATAAAATTTCCTTCAAGATCATACTGATACAGTTTTTCATATACAGATCCTCCTAATCCTCCGAGGGCTGCGTTATACGTATCCGATCGTTTTACAAAATCTAATGTAACTAATTCGGCCTCTTTATTATATGCTTCTTCTTCTGTATCAAAAATAAAAAGTACAGCTCTCTTGAAATTCTTATATCCATACTTTTTTACTGCATATTGAAAAGGAGTTTTTGGATTCTTAATAATTCCTCCAAGAGAATGTTTAGTAATTCCATTTCCTATATAGCCATCAAAGACATTAGGATCTTCTGTTTTATGTACTCCAATATAAATTTTATTATTTACTAAACATGTTGTGCAATAGACAATATATTTCATTGTGTTTGTATTTAAATAGTTTTACTTATCAGTTAAGTTATTTCCCATTTCCCTACCACTTGATAGGTACGTCACAAAGGACTAGTCGTTGAACCCAAATTATACCTGTCCTAGTAAGGCTCTTAATATAATTCTTGGCTGCTGATTGTCTTTAAAGTATACTTAAGTAATACTCAAATAGATTTTAAGTAATTTTTAAAGAGTTTCCAGCAATTAAGGAAATTTTTTATATTAGTGTCACCACTAATAGGGAACTAAGCAGCAAAAAGTCAAAATCCCCAGTAAATCATTTTCTTGAGCCTCCTGATCATTTTTGATCAAGAATCTTCATGTTTCCATGAAGAACAGACTATATTATCACTTTTAAAAGTGTCTCCTCTTTCGAACTTACTTAAGTTCTATGCCTATTTAATAGGACTTACTAGTCGTTGAACCTTTTTCTTTATTTAAAGAAACTTGGCTGCGGATTATCTAATATTTAACCTTGTTACTATACCGAAGTAGTTACCTTCGCCATATAATTATTGCTAATTATATTTAGTAGTTAAATCTCTAAAGATGTTCCCGCAATTTAGGAGATTAGGATCCAAAATGATTCAGATCCTGCAACTGGTGTGCTGGCGGTTCCTCCTGAGATACCGTCGATCCCGCCCCGGAAAGGGTTTCTTATACTTTCATATAAGCCAGACTATATCATTAACTTATATCCTATTACCGTTTATAAGTTACCTCCCGTTTCCATATTTAATAATATGTACTCTACTCATTTATTCTCTAATATGTTTCTTATTAGATATATTTTCGATAGTCGTTGAACTTTAAATAAATATTTAAATAATATTTAAGTCTTAGCTGCTGATTAACATGTAGTATTTAAATATAAATACTATTTAGTCTCCCAGCAATTAGAGAGGTTTAGTTTTTCTACATATCACTATGCAGCGGCGCAAGCGGATCTATTTACGCCAATTACATCAGTTTTTATCATATCACAGCCTTTGAATGTCCAAGATTCAATAGCTGGTTTTCCATTAGCTAAATCCGGAGTAAGATCTAGAATAAATCCAAATGCTTGATCAGGATATTCTATATTTAAAGCTTTATCCGGCATGAAGGTGCAGTTTGTTATCCTATAGGCTCTTTATCCTATAGCTCATATAATTTATCATCTTATATGCTCAGACTATATCATCATCTTATATTTAAATAAGATGTCCCACACTCGTGTCTCTATTATATTCTGTATTGCTACAGTTTCAAGAATTAGTCGTTGAACCGTCATGAGTTGTTAACCTCATGCTAGGCTGCTGATTATCCATTTAAATTGAAGGACTTCCAGCAATTCATGGGATTTTACAAAGTGAATTACTTCACTAAGCGACCATTTGATCGTATTACCTTGATATTCATAGCTAACAAAAGTATTACCTACTTTAACACCATCAACCGTTTCACCTACTTTCTTCTTCATACCAGAAGATTTACTATACATCAAAGTAGCAGTAGGAGTCCACCTTCCAATTTCATTCATCAAGTTATCACCAATTTGATTCCAGAGTAAAGAGTTACAGATTAATACGTAATCATTACCTGTCAAATTCTTTGATTTAGAGGTCAAGAAACTTAATGCTTCTTTGAAGTGTGAAGTAAGTAATTGATCGAAAGAAATTAAGTATGCATATCTTTCTATTTGAGGAATTATCATTTGTGTTAACTTTATATTACTATAAAGATCAGACTATATCTTAATCTTATATAATTCAATTATTAAGATTCCCTCCATTTCGAGAATTATTTCTCTACTCCTTATCGGATAGTCGTTGAACGTTTCTTATAAAAGACTTCGCTGCTGATTGTCTTTATATTTAAAGATATTCCAGCAATTAGAAGGGTGTTTCAGTATTTATCACTAAATAAAGCGGCAAATTTCTTACCGTCGCCTATATACACTATTTATACTTTATATCACTATAAAGATTAGACTATATCATCAACTTATCTTGTAACAATTATTTTTATTTAATTATTTAAGTTGTTCCCTGCTTCCATATATAAATATGTACGTCCGAAGACTAGTCGTTGAACTTTCATTAAATATGATATAAATATATACAATATTTAATGCTTAGCTGCTGATTGCCTTTAAGTAGCAGATTAAAGATATTCCAGCAATTCAAGGAATTTAATTTATCATACTGTTTCCAGTATGTGACCCATGTTTAACATAGACGTTTGTTAAAATTTCCCAGGTCTCTGCGTTTGCGAATCAATTATAGTCGGTTTTCCGTTCTTATCCACATTACTACGTGCCCAAAGATCATGTTTAGCTTTAACTTCCAAGAAATTCTCAATCAAGGTCTTTTCCATTGAAGTCATAGTAAACAATTTCTCACTTCCCTTAGTCTCAGTATCACTAATTTTCAAGAATACATCTTCATTAGCTAAATAGGCTTGAGATGCATCAATATCATTTCTATGTAAGGTCAAGTAGTTACGATGAACCTCCATATTAGACTGATATTTTGTGGTCATTTATGTTAACTTTACATCACTATAAAGATCAGACTATATTTTAATCTTAATGTTTCTAAGATTCTCTCCCTTTCGAAATATTAAATTTCTACTCTATAACAGATAGTCGTTGAACGTTTAATAATATTTATCTTAAATATTATTACTTCGCTGCTGATTGTCTTTATATTTAAAGATGTTCCAGCAATTAGAAGAGTTATCATTTATTTATTACTAAATAAAGCGGCAATACAAAACTTACCGAAATCGTGATAATCAAACGGATGAGCATTTGATAAGAAGTGAGTAGTCATACCAGGTTGACACGCAGAAGTATCAAGATACGACATATAATCAGTATCGATTAATCGAACAGTGTATTCATAATATTTATTACTTCTCCAAATTGGACGAGCAGTAACATAACACTGTTGATGTGATTTATCTATCACGAAAATATCATGTTTATCATAGTATTTTTCTTTAAACAACATCCGAATTTCAGTTCCTCCAACACCATCACCTTCTGGAACAGCAACAAACGGAATACGTTTAATGAACTTATTCTATTTAAAGAACTTAGACTATATCATTTACTTATTAGTATGATATTTAAAGATATAATCTTTATAATATTTATCTCCCATCTGGATATTCTTTAATTTATTTGATGGGATATTGTATTTTTCTCTTACTTCTTTTATAGTATTTAAAGTCTCTATATAATTTCCGTATTTATCATATACATCAATCATTATTCCCTTAGAATAATATTTAGCTGGAACTTTAGATACTTCTGTAGTAGATATGTAATAATCCTTATACCATCCCTCGTTATAAGATAGTATATTCCGAATTTTAGCCCATGAATGAAGATTTATAACCTTCATTACTTCTTTCCCTTTAAATCTTCCTATATAATTCCCTTCTTTATCATATACATAATAAATAAGATTCTTACAACTTATCCTAGCCTTCGGAATAAATTCATCTACTAACTTCTTAGATATATAATATTGATTCTGTACTAGAGACTGATTTTTAATAGCTTTACTTATATCTAATATTCCTATATATTCAGCACATTCCTTTTCTGATTGAAACTCATTTAAGAGCTTCCCTTTTTTAGAATATAAATATACAGAAATAGGTGGATTAGATTTCTTACAATATTTAATAACATCTATCTCTGGTTCTAATGCCCAATAAGAATTAAGAAATTCACATTTCTTATCTATAGCATATTGAAATTTTTTAGGAGATTGTCCGTAAAAATCAAATGCTTCTAAAGAATATTCCCATTTCTTTTGTAACTCTCCAGATGTATTAAATTGATAAATTGTTTTATATAAATCTGTATTTAAATAATTATAAGTATGATCCGCTTTTAAATACTCAGTATTTATTAACTCAGATTCTTTATTATACGCCTCTTCTAGAGTATCATAAATATATAAAGTAGTTCTCTCAAATGCTTTTGTTCCATACTTTTTAACTGCATACTGGAATGGAGTTTTTGGGTACATATAAGTACTCGGTTGGTTTATATAAACTCCACAACCTAAATATCCATCAAAAGTATTAGGATCATTTGTTTGATGCACTCCAATATAAATTTTATTTAACTCTCCAACTTTAGATTTTAAATTTTTAGTAAGATATACAATATATTTCATAAGTAATTCAGTTTTTTAATCTTATTTAAATAATAAGATTTACAGGTTTCCCCTAGTCGTTGAACACTGTCTTCATCAAGACCATGCTGCTGATTATCTCTAGTAGCAGTAGAGAGTTCCCAGCAATTTAAAGAATTTATTGTGAACCTCATCGATTCACATCCACATCCCATTCAATAGCAAAAGCATCAATACTCTTACGTCCGGGTTTAGGAATATCTTGATAAACCATATTTTCGATTCTTTCAGTCAAAGCTGATACAGTATGTCCGGGACATAAAGAAGCAGCAAGACCTACTCTATGAGTGATTCGTCCCAAGAATTGAGAGAAATCATGAAAAGTTCTAGAGCCATTCATATTGGCCCGATTTGAAATGTATTCTGCTACAAACATTTTAAATTAAATTTAAGGTCTAATCTAACCTTTTAAGTTAAGAAACTCTTTTAAATCTGAATTTTCTATTTTAGTATCTTTACTTGTTGATAGATTAGACGTGTTATTACTACGTTTTCTATTTTTAAGTTTATTTAATTTTTCCAATCTATTTTTAAGATACTCTTCATCATTAAGTACATTATTATAATGTTCATGAATAGCTTCAATTAATTCATCTCCATGAGTAGCATAAAATGCTAATTTAAATAATGTATCCGGATTATCTAAATCACTTGCAAGCTTTGTTCTTCCAGTAATTTGAGGCTTAGTTATATAATCCATTGTACTATCTATATCCGATTCCTCAAGGTCAAAACCTCCAATAGTCTTAATATTTTTTCCAGCCTCTCTAAGAGTACCTATTATCTTATTTAATTCTTCTTCTGATAATTGAGAATCTTGTTCTTCTTTCTGTTTAGCTTCGGCAGCTAATCTTTCTTCTTCTGCTTTATATATCTCACGTAATTTATTAACCTTTTTCTCAAAAGATTCAGAATTTTCTTTAGCTTTATTTACTTCATCAACTAATTCATCTTCTGTTAAAATATCTCCGTAATTATTTTTCATATATAAAGCATATATATCCTCATCTGATAATTCATCTACCTTATAAACGGCTCCTTCATTTGCTAAATATTCCTCAATTCCTTTCTGTTTGTAATAATTCACTAAAGATTCGGAGTTAAGATTATTTTCACGCATAAATGTAAGAAGATTTATCTCATCATCATCTAAGTTATAATCATCTTCTTCTAAATTAAGAAGTTCTATTTGTTCTTCTCTACTTAACTCAGAAAATGGGACACTGTGAATTACTCCGGTTTCAGTATCCTCTATTTTTATATTATTAAAATCTATTCCTCTAGATTTAAGAACAGACTCTAATAAAGATTGTTCATCTATAACAGGAGAAGTATTCTCCTTTGTATTAACTTCCTCTTGGGAAGTATCTTTTTTATCATCCACATTCTCCTCAGATGATTTTTGAAGAGTAGATTCTTCGTCTAATGAGTTGAAGATATCTAAATCATTTTCATATTCCATATACAATATTTATTATAGAAGTTCTATATATTCCCCAAACTCTGCTAAAGACTTCTTTCTAATATTAAAAGGAGTGGAGGAAATAGTTTCTTTAAGAGAATTTTTATATTTATCATCTAATTCAAATGATTCTGATTCTACATTCTCTTCTAAAATTTTCATAATCTCTAAATCTCTTTTAATTGTAGATAAAGTTAAAGCTTTTTGGCTCGGAACTTCATAACAAAATAACATCAAACTTACATAATTAGCCGGACGCTGTGCATCCACTTTAATGTCAATAGGCTTATTTTCAATAATCATAGTTCATTAATTTTTAGTTATTCATCCACAAAAGTAGATAATATTTGTATGTAATACAATAAATAAATAAAAATTTTATTTTTTAATTTTATACGATTGTATCTTTATCTTATCTTTAAAACAATCAGATGTTGCAGTAATTTTACTAATATAATGATTCCGGAATCCTATTGTATTATATCCGAATTCTTTTCTTTTCCTAAAATTATACCAATATATAATATCTCTATAGTCTATTATAGTTATATTTATATCAAAATCTAAAGAATCTATAGTAAGATATAATTTCTCATTATTAATTTCCAGAGTTTCATGTAATGTAATACAATCAATAGATTTAATTATCGGAATACAAGTATCTTTTATTATTTCAATATTATTTAATATAGTATCTCTAATTACTTTAGTTGTGTTTATATTAGCTTTAATTACATTGTCTAATTGTTTAATCTTTAAATCTTTTTTCTCTAATTCCGATTTGAGTAAAGAATCCTTTGATAAAATTATTCTTTTAAATTGTTTCTCTGTTACGATATGTACTTGTTGAAGAGAATCTATTGTACATAATTCTGAGGTATGAATATCTTTTAAATCTCTAATTTCTCTAGATTGTTTATCTACTAGTTTTATTAAATATATTAAGGATATGATAAAGATTCCTAATGTAATATATTTAATTAGTATTGTTTTCATTATTATTAGATTTATTTACATTCTTTCTCCATATAGATGTAATAGTGTCAGCTCCTAATAGAGTAGTACTACATATGAAGAGCATATCTACTATTTCTGGGGATTCTATCACTTTTATTGTGCACCATACACATATAAATAAACAAACTACCCACCCAAAAAATCCACATACTCTCTTAGAACTTAATCCTGAATGAGCTGTGAACATCTTAATAAAGAAATTATTACAGTTCATCTTATTTATTTAATAAAGTATTTAATTTAGATAGTATAAGAGTTAATAATTCATTATTCTCTTTTACATAATCTAATATACATAGTATTTGTTGGGATTGAGGACATTTATCACATCCTTTACATTCCCTTAAAGAATCTTCCATATTATTAAGCGTCTATTGTTAAATATTCTATAACCATTCTAGGATTATTATAATCTATATTACCTTCTTGTATACCTCCAATTTGTAGTCCAATAGAATCTAATGGAATAGCATTAACATTTCCAAAATCCCATAAAAGTACTCTTATATTATTTGATTCATTGATATGATATAACTTATTATTTATATATTCTATTGTGAAAATATTAGCTTCTCCCATATTTCCTCCATATATTATAGGATGATTAATTGGATCAGCATTTCCATTAACGTCTTGTACTACTATTTTAGTTGTTGAGTTAGTAGTATCTGTACTTCTTAATATACTTAAATACTTTCTATCATTAGTATCTGATACTAAAAGAGTTAATAAACAATTATAAGAATTTTCAGAACTTCCAATAGCAGTAATAGTATATCTAAAAGAAACTCTCCAATTATTTTTTCGATTCTCAAATAGATTAGCTATTGATATAGATGAATAATCTTTCATAAACATAGCTCCATAACTATTATGCTGAATTAATCCTAATTCTCGAATAAATGAAGTAACAGAAGATGTAGTTGTATTAGATACTCCATCATATAAAAAATCTGAGATAATATTTTAATTATATCATCATCTGCTGGAAAATCATATAAACTATAACTACTAAGTGGAGTAGGATCGGCTCCAGAGAGAATAGCTCCATCTTTATGTATAAAATTCATATTTGTACTACTAGGAGATCCTAATCTATTAGCAGCATCTTTAAGAGTTAAAAAATCCTTACTCATATTTCTAAGTTTTAGTTCCGAATACTATCCAATCTATAGTTTTTGGATCTTTTCCTCCACTATACAATTCTATATATGTCTTTGTTACACCCATAACATTACAAGAATATCCAGCTTCATTATTTCCCCGAAATGAACATACAGCAGTTCTTGGTATATAATCTCCTTGTAACGATACTCTAGTTTCAGTATGTCCCTCACATAAAGTACTTCCTATCTCAAATACCAAAGGACCTAATGTCATGACTACATGACCTGGTCTAGTTATATCATGTGTAGTCTCTAATATATTATCTAATTCCGTTATAAACTCCGCCATAATTGATTATTTACTGATAATCCTATTATTAAAAATGTTACAGTTTTATCATCTTTTCCCCCCAGAGAAAATGTTACTCCTGTAGTATTTAAACTAGATATACTTATAGCATATCCTTGTTCATCATTATTTTTTAATGAAGCCATTCCGGTAATTATCCCACTAAATCCTTTTAATGGTACAGAAACAACATCATACCCAGGACAAGTAGTAGTTCCATAAGCGATTCGTAGTCCTTTATAATTTATATATGTAACAGGATCTATCATTTCCACGGAATAGTCCTCTAAATTATCTTCTGTTAAAAATTCAGCCATATTTAATCACTTTCTCCTATTATTAAATAATAAAATTCTTTAGGATCTTTCCCTCCGAGTATGAAAGTAGCCGAGGTATTAGTATAAGAGGATAAATTTACTGTATAACCTGCTTCATTATTATTTTTTAAACAACAGAATACTCCATATACTGATTTAAATCCGGAATAAGTAATTGTTATACCTCTACTAGTTATAGAAGAATATCCTCCAACCATCCTAAGTCCTAAACCTTCAATCCCTCCAGATCCAGTAGAATCTAAAGCTCTATCGTCTACAGTTAGATATTCTGCCATATTATATTATTTTAGCTCTTTGTTTTAATCGATGTACATCATCTTCTAAAGATTGGATTTTGTCTTTTATTATATTTAATTCTAAGGAATCTTTTTTAATAAAGATTCTATGTAAAAATGTTTTAATTTTATTTAGTAACATATTAATTTAATTAATATCCTATAGCTAACCAAAAAAATTCATTTCTGGTATTTACTGGAGCAGTTCCTACTAATTCCACTGTTAGGGAAGAATTTGTGAAGGATTTAATAGTTAAAACATCTCCTTTAGACCAATGACCATAATAGTTATTAGGAGTGAGTTGCACCATACAGCATTTAGTAGGAAATGTTTTTGGATATGATACTGTTGCAGTCATACTTCCAGTATTAAAGTTACCAAGTCCTGACTGTATCAATATCCCCCCCCCTGTAAGGTATCTGCTTTTGTAGGAGCTGTTTTAGAGAATAGGGTATTTAAATTATCTTCGGTTATAAATTCCTTTGCCATTTATTAATGTTTTATTTAATTATTATATATTTATGTTAATTTTTTATATGTATTTCCACTTGTATTTAATTCTGTCCACCATATATCTCCTTTATAATTAATTAATTCTGGCTGTATTCCAACATTTCCAAAATTCTTTACTATAGTACCGCTATATATCTCACATAAACAAGGATATTTAAGAGTAGCAGATTGAGATACATTTATACACTTATTGCCTCCGTATATTAAGCATCTAACAAAAAATTCAGTCATCGGAGTGTATGATAAAGAAAGACTTGATATTTGAGAAGAATGATAATCCCAATTACTACTAATTCTTATATACATATTATTAGTTTCTGCTTTAGCAAATGTAGCATAATTACCATTAGATTCTCTAGTAAGAACCTGTGAATACATAGTAGGACTGACATCTGCACCATTAGCATAAGAACTTGAATCATTAGTCTCATTTACATATAATCTTGCTACATGCCTATACGTTCCTGAAACATCAAAATACGCATAGTGATAATCACCAATCTTCTCTACAAAAGAAAAACTTCTTGGAAATTTAAAATTCCTACCAGTATAAGCAGCTATAGCAGTAAGAGTATTATTAGATGTGTTTAATTTATATACTCTAAATTGCGTATTAGCATTTGAAGAAGATCCACTACAACAAAATAGATAATTACCTGATAAAGCCGTAGTAGCTATATTGTACCAATATCCAGTAGAACCGTTTAGAGATATAGATGTAGTAACTATTGTACCATTAACCACAACTCCGAAAGTAATATTTTTAAAATCAGAAGCTGCATAAACAAATGGAATTCTTTCATCATTGGGATCTGCTACAACACCTATACGACAATAAACACTTCTGGCAGAAAGAAAATCGTTTAGAACCTGCATATTATCTACTTTCCTATTTACATCGTCATACGCAACGAAATCAGTATTAGCATAGCTAGTAAGTAAATCAGGATCCGCCTTTAATAAAAGAATATTTTGCTTTGATATATATTCAGTACCTCTAGTTACTGGTATACCGTGTAATTTCTCTATTGCCTGGTCAATTGTTATAAATTCCTTGCTCATAACAATTCCAATAATGAAATTTTATTTTTAATAATCTATTTAGATTCTTTTCATCTCCCTCTCCCCCCCTATTTATAGAGGATTTTAAAGATATTTTATATATCATATTTTCCATACTTTCTTTAAATTACTTATTTCTTGTTCTAAATATTTTATTTTTTCCTCAAATTCTTTCTGCGATTTAATTCTTAAATTATATTCCTCTTTTAAAGCCTCTTGAAGAAGGATTGTATATCTCTCATATGAAAATGTTAAAATAGAATTATTTATTTCTCTTACAAGCTCTGGATAATATTTATTCCAGTATTGAGCTGAGGTTCCTATACATAAATCATTCTCGTCCATCCAATTATATTTAAATCCGGGAGAATTTAGTACTAGAGGTAATATATTAGATAAATTCTCTATATTATGTTTATATCTAATATCAGATACAGAAGTTGTTCCAGCTCCGTTTGTATGAACAGTATGTTTTGTGAAAGTGATTTCATCAAGACTATTAATTTTAGCCATTATTGATTCAGGTGTTTCTCCTGAAGAATTCATTAATGTATCTACATCGGCTCTTAAACTAAGAATATCTTGTTGTAATGGAACTAAATCAGATAGATAAGATATTTCATTATCTCCCCATGTAATCCTTCTATTAAAAGTGCTAGGTATATTAAATACATTATTAGTCCCCTCTTTATTTGGAATCCATACTCGAAGATCGGTATCCATACCTAATATTGACCAGTTTATTTCTCTTGTAGAAGATGCAGATAATTTAAGCATTCCATTTATTTCACAATCTCCTTTTAATCTTATGTACCTACAATATACTTTTTCAGAATAGACTCCGTATATATCAGAACTTAATAAAGTATCAAAATATATAGGATCTCTAATACCTTCTAAACATCCTAATCTTAATCTCGGAGATAAGGGTGCAACTTCATCATTTATACCTAAATAGGATTTATCTAAACATTCTCCAGTTTCAGGGTTTGTTTCTCTAATACTATGTAAATACAAAGAATCCCAATTTCTAAAATATAAAACATCACCAACTTCTGGAAGTTTTTCTAACTCTCTCTTCCTTTCCTCATCAGTAGTTTCATCTAAATACTCTTCTAAATCCTTATCTAAAACATTTTTATCAATAGTAGCAACTATATTACATCCAGAAATTGTAAAAGTATCCTCATCATAAATCCATTCTAATTCTTCAATCTTAATCCTACCTTTAGATATTATTTTAGTAGTAGGAATTAAAGTGCTTACATCAATCTCTTCCTCAGAATCTTCTGGGATTTCTACATTATATCCATAAGAATACTTCTCAAAATATAAATAATCTCCTATTTTTATATTATAAATCCCATTTATAGATATCTCGTATTTAATAGGAATAACTTCCTCTGTTTCTCCTCCAGATTCTTCTTCATCAGGAACTATTTCAGATATACTAGATACAATTCCTTGTGGTTCAAAGAAATAATTAGTATTTAATCCTTTAGTAATAAAATCTTTCTCTTTGGATAAACCATCCCCAAATGGACCTTTAGCAGAATTTCTCACTATTAAATTATCTACTTCTAAAGTCCATTTGGAATTTATATTCGCTAATCTATATCCAGCCATTCCTTCTATGAAATAATCTGATATTATTCCAGAATTAAGAACAGCTTCATCTTTTATATACATATTCCCATCTACTTCAAAATTATAGTTATAAGTCGGAGGGTATCCTATAGATATATAATTCCCATTTATATATGTAACACCTTCCTTAGAATTAAATTTAATACCAGAAGTATTAGTATCTAAAGTTACTCCACTATTATTAACTATTATATCTAAATAATCATTCTGATTTTTTATCTGCATCCCATTTGATCCTATTACATTAAAATCTCTAGGTCCATGGAGATTGTTTTCTAAATTAATAGTTACTTTATCCTTAACTATTCCTCCGGAATTAAGACTCAAATATAATTCTACTAAAGTCCCATTATCATTATAATAATGAACTTTATCATCTGAATTAAAATAAACAAAATCAATAGGTAAAATTGCAGTATTATCTTGATTATTAATAATAACTTTTAAATTTCTCTGAGCAGTTCTAATCTGTTCTAGAGTAAGATCTTGATTATAATTAATAGCTAAATAATCCTCAGAATTCTCTACATCGTCTCTTTTAGATAGTACTGGATATAATACTCCATTTATTTGAAAATAAATAGCATCTTCCGATTCTACAAAATACCAACCGTCAGCAGTTCCTATATCACTTTTATTCTGAACAATATTTATACTCTTATCATTACCATCAGTCTTAGATATCTTTCCGTTAGAAATAAGATCCAAGAAAGCATTTCCGAATCTAACTTTTACATTACCTTTTCCATTAAGAATTATATCAGTATCAGCAGATCCAACCATTAAATATGGCTTTCCTAGAATCTTTTCTACTTTAATAAGTTCTCCCATAAAAGTACTTTATTATATTTTACAAATATAATAATTCTAGGCAAAGAATCCAATAATTAGTATATAATAAAAAAAAAGAAGAGAATCTCTTCTCTTCTTTCATTTTTGATAGTTAATCTCTATCTTCCTTATGTTTATGTTTTAAATGCTTCATATAATGATAGAAAGCTTTTCCTTCTGGGATAGCTTTATCACACAACCACAAATATGTAAGTTTGGCGCACATTTGAATATCATCTTTACATATATCTTTAAATAAATGATAACAGATATTTAAGGCATAATGCCAATCATATTCATTAAAATCCTCAAATTCAACTCCGAACTTCTTAGCAACTTGTTTTGCCTCATCATATTGAAATTCAGCTTCTTTTACTTTATAATCTTCTATAATACATTCAAGAGCTTCTTCACATAAATCTTTCGTAAAGTGAGGACCATTAATCATTTCATAAAGTTTAAATTTAATTACATGATACATTTCAGGACATTCTTCTTTTAAAGATTCCATTGCATCGATAAATTTATCTTCTAAACCTTCGAATAATTCAGAATCGTCATCTTCATCATCTTCGAATAATCTAGATCTTTTATGTTTATATTTATATTCTTCCTCGTCCTTCTTAAACTTTTTATTAGTTCCTACATATTCCTCATCACTTCCCTCATTCTCATCATCTTCTCTAAATCCTCTATATTTCTTAGATTCTTTAGCTTCGTATGGATAATGTTTCTTATGGGATTTCTTTTTATTTCCCATCTCCGACATTTCCCTCAGTAATTTCTTCATTCCTTCTATTGATTCCATTGCTTATAATTTTAGTAAGTTCTTCTATTTTCTTTTCTAAAGCTAATATCCTATTATCATCAGAAGAAAATCTTCCAAGTGAAGGGTCATCTCCTAATAGTTCTTGTTCCACTTTCTCACATTCCTCAACTATTTTATTATATCTATCTAGAGACTTAAGTTGGTTAGTAGCATCAGTTTTTCTTACTCTAATTTCCTGTAGTACATCTTCTTTAGTAATACATACAGTTCTTGTGTCAGCCCTAGCTATAGACATATCCCTAGTTACAGTAAATGGAAACTGGACACCATTAAATAATGCGGTAATAGTTAAACTCTGAACTGGTTGATTCATTCCAGTCTTCTGCATAAGAGTTTGATATACATTATTTAAATTCTCTTTAGGAGGCTCATTAACAATAACTGTTTGAACTAATCCTTTTATATAAGTTAAATCCTTTTTAAATTGATTATAATCAATTAAATATAAAACATCACCTGGTTTTAATTCTCCGAAATTCATAAGATATTATTTTATTTAAATATTAAACATTACGCACTAGGAGTAGCTGCTACAGCAAACTCTAATGCTACATTTCTTGAAAATTTATTAAATGCTCCATCTGGACATCCACCACAAGTATTAGTAAACGTTTCAGCATCATTTAAAGTAGTTGTGGTAGTTATAGTAGGAAGAGTACCTACAGGAGGAGGAGTAGTTAATTCTAGAGGAATAGTTATAGTATACTTCTTCACAGTAGTTTTAAGAACTGAACAAGAAACAGGTCTATAAGTTATCGTGTGCACTAGCGAATAATTTAATAGAAACACATAGGCATTCCATTGCCCATTTCGGTAAAATTTGCCATAGATTAAATAAGTTTAAATTAGACATAAAAAAACTATCTTCGCGCTCTGATTGTTTTCATAGCACAAAGATAGTTAGTATTTGGTTCATTTAAACTTATTTTCTATCTGTAGCTCACACATGTGATATTTTACTTTGAACTCTTTATCGTAATTCTTTAAATACTCACATTTATTTACAGCTCTTATTATAGTAGAATGATGTTTATTATAAATTTTAGATAAACGATAGAAAGAAATTCCATATTTAACATGCAAGAAGTAGAATAAAATACTTCTTACATCTGTATGAGATCTAAGCTTTCTATTATCTCTTAATTCTTCTATTGTTATATTGAATATATTAGAGATTATACCTTCTAATTTATTTATTATTTCTTCCATAGAAATCATATTTTAAATTTTATATATTCCCTAGTATCAATAAGTATATATAAGCAGTTATGTCTATGGAATAATATTATATTAATAAATATAATAAATATTTATTCTCTACCTTCTATAATTAGAGATTCGAGAATAAAACTATTTTGATAATTCTGATTATAAGCTCCTATAGTAAGATTGGTATTTTTAAGTCTAGTTGTATAAGTGTTAATCAGTGTAGTACCACTAAGTTCTGTGTCTGTAGGAGATGTATTATATTCGATATTCATATTACCTTCTTTAATTTTTATTATACTAATAAATCTTTGATTATATACTGAAAGATTAAATAATTTAAAGGTCTCAATCGAACTTCCTGTACTATTTACTATATCACCATAAATTCCAAGTGTATTAGGAGCTTGTACTAATTTAATAAGTAATCTAATTTGAGCATCACTTAAATTATATTTTATATTCCCAGAATATACTGGATATAAAATATCTTTAGTAATATCACGTAAATCTCTTAAGTATCCAGAACAAGTTATTTTAAATTCTGGATAATATTCATTAAGGGTAGTATTTCCAAATGTCTCTACTAAATACCCATTTGTTCCGGAGAAAATAGTTCCATTAGATGTTATACTTGAATCTGATATACCTTCAGTAATATAAGTTGGAGAACCTTCTATAAATCTATTAGTTAATCCGTTATAATTAAGAAGTACTCCAAGAGCTGATTGTATGCTTACATCTGGCACAAAATCTTCACTACTATAACTAGAAAGTAGATTAGATTTTGCACCTAGATTTATTGCTTCAGTCTTAGTTATAAATTCAGATCCTTCCCCCCCCCTGTTATAGAAGTGCTTAATTTACTAGCTGCTTGTGAGCGCGTTAAAAATTCATAACTCATATTAATTTCTGTATTAATAGGGTTAGATCATTTAATCTAGTATTTAAAGAATCAATTTCTTCTTTAAATTTCTTTCTTTCTTCTTCTCTTAATCTATGTTCTTCTTTTAAAGCTTTTTGTAGTACTACTGTATATCTTTCATATGAGAAAGTTTTTGTTCCATCCTCCATCTCATGTACTAATTCCGGGATTTTATCTTCCCAATATTGTGCTGAGGTACCTATAGAGGTAGTTGTTTCATCCTTCCAGTTATATGTAAATTCAGGAGCATTGAGGACTTTATTTAAAGTATCATCTGGTAAAGAATTAAAATTAGATTTAAATCTTATATCTGATGTAGACTGTAACCCTGCTCCGGCTGAACATACTACATGTTTACTAAAGGTAATCTCAGTTTGAGAGTTAATTTTCTGCATAATAGTAGCAGCCGTCTCAGCACTTGGTATAGAAGGTTTATTAGAGATTTCCGACCATGAATATGATGGCTTTGTAGAAGCTTTTGCCCATGCATACACATCAGATGCTGGCATAGATGAGGGGAAATCAGTAATCTGAGATTTAGTATGTGTGTGAGATGATGGAGTGAATGTTGAAGGCTTACCACTGATAGCATTCCAAGTTAATTCATCAGCAAATGCAACACGTTTCCAAGAGTTCCAGGTAGAAAGTATACCAGTTCTAAAATAAAGGCCATATGTAGGTACACCACCATTCCCATTATATCCTACAAGTTCCCAGGAAGAATAGTCTGTACTCCATCCATGTACATGAATACCTCCCCAATAATCAGAGGTAGGCATCATGTTATTAGTAAATATGGCTCTCAATACCTTAGTCCCTACATTATTCGGGTACAGTGCAGTATTTCTGGTATCCTCTATTAACAATCTGGAATGATCATGTGAACTTGGAGCAGCCCCAATAGCAGAAGGTGTTATATTTACAGTCTTAGCTGCATTGGGAGCATATGTGGTATTAGTTGTGCCATTAAACTGAATGGTAAGAGATTGTATATTATACGTATCTAATATAGTATAGTCTGTACCATTTCTTTGATGAAGAAGATTGCTCTCTCCAGAAAGAAGTTTCGTAGTTCCATAACCAGTTCCAATAAACATATTCCTAGAATCATATGCCCATAGATACATATCTTCTGTATTAGTAGCAGCAGCTCCTATATATCCACATCTTACACTTCCTCTATAAAAGTCTATATAAGCTTCCTTATTAGTAGAAGTATTCTGAATAGACAATGTAGGTCCCGATGTTGTTCTGGTAAGAGTTCCTCCTGATAATGGTAAATAGCCAGACATGGAAGGGATCTGAGACACCTTGGCCAACTCCTCATCATTAATATAAGCATGACCTCCAGGGGAAATTTTTAACATAGTGGGAGTTACTCCACTGTTAGAACTATCAAGAGATAATATTCCGCTACCTTCTGATACTGTAGTTTCAAAAGTATAATTATTTCTACGTATCCTTATATAATTATAATCATTCTGAGAAGAATCTCCTATATTCAGACTTCCTGTTAATGTACCTCCAGTAAGAGGTAAATAACCACTCAAATGAGTAGTAGTAGCTAACTCCTTCCAAGCTGTGTGTTCATTCTCATTATTTGATGTTGGTGATCCACTTCTTACAAACCATCTGTTAGAATCATAAGTTCCATAAATTTGACTTGAACCATTATATACTCCGGGAATGACGATAAGAGATCCTGCTTGCTGTATTGGGTATCCTCTGTCTGTAGTAGCATCACTGTTAGTTGGTTGAGCAGCCATCATCGGAAAATGATTAAACGAACTATTTAAGCTTGTAGTTCCGAGATTCCTTGAGAAATTATAAGAATCAAATATCAGACAATGCACACTATCTCTATAATGTAGTAGATCAGAACTATTTGATCTAAATACCAGTTGAGAGTCTGGTGTGCCTACTCCTACTTGTGTATTACTTACTCCAGTCCAATCTGTTGGATGATAACTCAATAATCCGAGTTGCTCACGAGTAATCAATATTGAATCTACACTTAACTTATTATAAATAACTACAGGAACATTTGTACCTGACGGCCCTCCTACTACAATCCTATTATCGGATCCCATGTATATCCCTTCCACCCATGCTCCTCTGGTCTGCTTAAAAAGAATCCCATAAGTATTAGATAATACAGGCCTTCCATCTGCACTTATAGACATTTGCCCTCTGCCATTATAAGGATAGTATACAGTACTCAGATTATTTATATCTGATTTAAATGCAACTTGTTCGAACCAGTTTATTTTTCCATTATTTCCTCCACCTATAATTACACTACGATTATTACTAACAGGACTTATACTAATATACGCATGAGTATCTCCTGCTGCAAATCCTATAGAAGAAGAAGTAACGGGACCTAAACCACTATCTCCACTATTAGATCTAAATGGGACTATCCATGAAGTAGAATCATTTACTCCCCATATAGATTCTCTGAAATTATTTAAAATTAAAGTTCCAAAACTATCAGAAAGAGTATATTTTATTCTAGTAGCTTTAGGAGTCCCTATAATATTCCCCTCTAAAGTGTAATTTAATAAAAGTTCTTCTACATTTAAGTTACTAGTATCATAAACTGTGTACTCAACACCATTCTTATAATGTTTTATATCATTATCTCCTATAGTATGAATCGTAGTCTGTGAATTCTGATCATTTCCAGAAGTAATTATTCCCGATTTAATATTTCCATCAGCATCAGTATACCCTAATCTAGTAATATAATTATTTCCGGAATTATCTATATTTAATAACGCAGTATTACCTAAATCACCTCCTATTAAAGTTTCATACTCTCCAAAGCTTCCTAGATACAAAGAAGTACCATTAGTACTATCTCCCATAAATAAAGCCCATGCATTTTCTCCAGTATCAGTCTTATTTACTAACGCAGAAATTGGAGAAAAATATAAAGGACCAGTTAAAGCATTTGTAGATCCAGCACTTAAAGGTAAATAATGACCAACTAAAGACTCTACGGTAGCGAAGGGTTTTCCATCTTCATCACAGAAATTTCCCCACATTGGGAAATTAACATGTAGTGGAGTATATGTTGAATTAAGATTATATATAACACTTCCGTTAGATTCTACAGTCTCACTAAGTTCTAATGTATTCTGTGGAACTCCAGATACATCACTACTTGAAGTGATAATAAATCCTCCTTTTGTATAAACTAATGTCACTTTCTTATTAGGATCGTCTGGATTAACGGCTACAAGACTATCGTATCCATCTATAGAAGTAATAGTATTAGTATTACTATCCCAAGTTAAATAGTTCTTATTTAATTTAGAATAATCCGCAAATAGTATTTGAGAACGATCTGAGGTTCTAAATCCTGTAGGAATTATTATATTAGAGCTAAATGCTAATTCCGGAGATGATGTATTAATTATAGCACGTTCAGGAGATGGGATAAGTGTTATAGTATCATCATCCATAGTAAATATAAAACCGACACCTTGATTGGAAATTCTAACCCCTTCCCTTTGGAATCCTATATAATACTGTGAGTTACCTATAATAATAGGATTGCCAAAGGTAAAAGCTTTGTGAGTATCAGTATATATAAGTAATTCAGAATTTTCATCAGGTGTCAGATTATCAGAAGATATAATAAAGCTAAAGTATGTCTGTATATCTTGCTCAGTTGTATAATTTTTTATTCCGACAATACCTAAATCACCACCACTGTTTATTATTCTAATAAAATTAGTGTCGCCTTCTAACTCAGCAAAATTTAAACTACCCCTATCAGCATAAATCATATTAGAAGAATAAATCAATTTCTTATCAGGATTATACTGCAAGAATTTCCTATCTTCTATATTTGTATCTAAATAAGCCGATTCATATCCATCATCTCTTTTAAAAGCTGGAGCCCAAATCTCTTTATCAAATACATATTTAGTAGCAGAAGGGCTTGATTTAAATAAAATATTATCTAAAACCCTCAAACTTAAATATTTATCATTACTATTTCCATATTGTAGATACAAATCATTATCAACTCTTTTAAATATAAGATCAGTATCTTTCTCAGATAAATTCTGTAATGCAAATCTTAATGCTAATTGAATTGGAACCGTGCTAGTAGTTTGTGCTCTTTTAAATGTAGAATTCCAGGTTAAGAAAGCACCATCTACCATATCAGGTTCATTATCCCGAAGCATTAAAGGGAATTGATTTCCCTCAGTTCCGCATTTAAACCTATCATCGGATTCATCAAAAATAATAAAATAATTCGGAAGTTTTCCTCTATCAATCTCCAATCCAGAGATTCCTTTAGTAACGCCTTCACCTTGTTCCCCACTATTTAAAGTAAGGATGTTGTCAGTTACTTTTACTTCTTCGGTGTCTATAATAAAAGCATCTCCACCAAATACTATATCTTCTTTAATAGTTAAATTCCTAACTATTAAATCCCCATATTCTGTATCATCCTCATTTCTAACACTAAATCCTTCTTTTTCATTCTTTAATATCTGATCTCCTATTTTCCATGTTTTGGAAGGAGTACCTTCGTATGTAAGAGGATTACCATTAACATCTTTTAACCCTTGTATTACATCGAAATCAGTTGAGGTAATAGATCCTGCAATAGTTGATGTAGCCATTGGAAGAGAATAATACTTATCCTCATAGCTATTTAAAAAAGGATTATATGATTGGTAGTGTATAATTGCTTGTGTTGCGGATGTAGTTTTAGTATCAGTTAATTCCGTTAAATATTTAACTACATTATCTAATTTCCCCTTATCTGATGAGGACATTACCCCAGCCTTTTCTGGAGTTGCGGATTTAAATACTATCTGTACCGGTTCCTCTGTTCCTGTTTGAGGATTATTGGATGTTAGATTTAATACAACAGAATTAGAATTATATGTATTATCGGATACGGCTTGAATAATAGAAGAGATATTTCCTAATTTATTCTTCTCCATTGCTGTAATTAATCCAGCAGTTGATGAAGTGGCAGCATCTAATACTAAATATTTAGATGTTAGTTGTTTAGATATAGGATCGTATATAGGAAATATTATCTGTAATTCTTGTCCTGTATATTCTTTAGTAGTATCTCCAGTATAATAACTTTTTAAAGAGTCTATGTAATCCTTATACTTAGGAGACATTAGTCCTGATATAGCCGAAGAAGTATCTGGAAAACTAAGTATCTTAGAACTAGATTGTCCAATTGTAGGATCTTTAGTAGTTACTTTAATAGAAGCTCTATTGTTACTATCTAAATATTCTACATTCTCAACATAATTATAAATCTGATTTATTTTAAATATTTGAGATGTATCTAATAAATCCTTTCCAGGAGCTACATCTACTTTTGATTCTAATAACTTCTGTACTTCTTCTTTTGTATATATCTCATTATTAACAATATTTAATAATCTAGAGAGATTTAAACAAGCCTCTTTAGACATTAAACCATTCTGATTTATATTCGCTTCTCGAATTGGTAAAGATTCAGTTCCATCACTACTAACTATATCTAATACTAAAGTATCAGCTCCGGAAAAAGATATCTCTTTTACATATTTAGTAATTGAATCTAATTTAGTCTTATCTTCTTTACTAAATAATCCAGGAGTAGTTTGTGTAGCAACTGGAAGTGTAACACCATCTCCGGAAGAATTTAATATCTGAATATTATCAGAATTTATTCTCATACTTAAATGGATAGTAGAAATATCTACCAAAGCTCCATCATTATATCTATATTCTGTAGAGTCTTTTTTATTAAAAAACTCATATCCATCTTTTAATTGTACTCTATCCCAATATTTAAGAGTATCCCTCCAAGTACAGTGATAATATTTATCCTCTACTCTTAATATATAAGATACTCCACTTTCAGCATTGCTTGGAATATTATCTACTATATCTTCTACCGGACTTAAATGAGTAGGTTCTGATACATCATTTAATTGAAGAATGTCTGTGGATATAATAACATCCGGAGATTGTTTAATAACAAGTTTTTTGGTAATAGGATTAAATTCTATTTCCTTAATTCTAAAATCCTCTACCCTTTTATCGAAACAAGATTCAGACGTTATATTATATACCTTACTTTCACATCCACTGGAATTTTGTGCTTTGGTAATCATTATTTAAAAAATATTCAATGATAGAATTAAATAGCGAATCTTTTACGCAATCTATTTCATTATATTTAAGGAATAAAACTTCTTCAACTATAAAACTTTCATCTATATAATTACCATACTGATATTCTTCTATTAAGGAGTGGTAATCCTTAATTGTTTTTTCTAGTAATTGGTCTATTTTATTCATATATTATATATTAAATTTATCATTCTATTTAATTCTAAATTTTATTTCCACTCTTCTGGAATATCTAATATACCAGAACAATCTTTAAAACAATCAGTAAAAAATTTAGCATCTGGACAGTATGTAAATAAATCCTCTGGTATAAAAGATAGTTTCCTACATCGTTCAAAACAACTCTCAAAACTAGTAGCTTTTGTACAGTTGTATAAAAGTCTATTAGGAATAAAATTTAGAGAGGCACATCCAAAGAAGCAATAAGAAAAGATTCTAACATTATAACAATTTCTGAATAAATCTTCTGGTATAGATTGTAGATTTTCACATTCGTAAAAGCAATATTCAAAAGAATTTAATTCATTATTAATCTTTACTGCTATTTTATGTTCCCCTACATCTTTAAAAGTAGTATATACTTTCTCTGTTTGATTATGTAACAAATCTTTTCCTTTAGAATCTGTTATATATTTAAAATACCAACCTCTACTAGTCAATAATACTTTCTGATTTGGACGTTCTGTTATATAAATTAAAATAGTAGCATCTTCTGGAATAGAGATATAGGAATCTTCGCATTTACAACTCTGTGATCCTAGTATAGTAACTACTTCTGATTTCTTCATCACTTTCTACAATTACAAGAACTAAATCCAGTAGAGTATTTAAGGTAATCATTACTACAAAATCCTCCACAAACCTGAATCTCTTCTATAATTCTCTCGGCTTCATAATAACTACATTTATCTATTAATCTATGGATTAATTCTAAAGCTATAAATACCATATTCCTATCTCTAAATACTTGAGAAATATTATTATCATTTTTTATATTACATCTAGTATATAATTTATTATAATAGATATATTTTAATTTATTCTCGTAACAATATTCTAAATTCCCTAAAAGAAATGTCTCTTCCTCAATCCCTATTATATTAGAATTAGACTGATTATTATATAAATCCATTATAGATATCTTCTTTTCAGTATAACTTCCGGATATAATAGTTATTTCATAAATCTCTACTTCTCCATTTGGAAGTTCTTTCGCGGAATAGAATATTTCTCCTTCCATATTTAAACTAGATGGAGATACTCCATGAATCCATTCGTAATTAGGTAATGCTAAATGATCTATTATATGCCATCCATCTATTTTAGTAGAATAGTTTAATTTATAATCAGTATATTCCTGATCTGAATGACATACATAATAAAAATCTGATACTTTAGGATCATCTATAGTATTTAGAGTAATTAAATCAATAAATACAATATCTTTTGTCCTTAAATAATTAGCGGATATCTGAGATACTTCTGGATAGATACTACTAGTACTTATACCAGTAGTATCCTTTAATGTAAATCCAGATATTCCGTATTCAGTTAATGAAAGGCTTAAATTTAATGAAATATTTTTCATTTTCCAAAATTTACTTCGTTATTTCTAGGATTGTTATCAAATAATTGTGCCCATTCAATATTAGCTTTCTTTTCTTCGATCTTATTCCTCTCTTTATCATTCTCATCTTTAGATTTAGCAGTAAACCATTTAATAGAGGAATCTTGTTCTTTTTGTTTTAGATTTTCTACTTCTTTGATAGATTTTTGCAATTCCTCTTGAAGTTGCTGTATCTGTTGTTGAGCTTCTTTAAGAGCTTGATCATATTGCTGTATCTGTTGTTGGGCTTGTTGTATTTGATTGTTCTCCTCTTTTTGACGTTTAATTGCGTCTAATGTTATTTGTTTATATTCTGTGATACTCTTACATCCAATAGCTTGTACTAATACATCAGCTGTTAATTGTCCTGATTTAATTAACTCAAGATTATATGCTTTTATAGTTTCTAAGTCTTGTAGAGCGGATTGAGTATCAGCAATATTTATATCAAAGTCTGTTACTGTATAATGTTCTGGAAGTGCTGTGAAAATAGCTTTCTGTTTCTCTCCAAGAATTATAGTTCCTTGAAATCCATCTTTATATACTACTTTAGCTATATTTAAACTATCTAAGAATAATTCTCTTAAAGCTAATGCCATGTTAGAGAAGTATATTTTTGTAACAATTAGTGATTGATTAATTCCGGTTCTAACATTAGTAACAGCATCTCTGGTTTCAACTCCTCCGATAGCTTCTCTAAATGCTCCTGTTATATTAGATGCAAGTTGTTCTATTTTTTCTATTGCTAAATCTAAAGCTTGCATAGATTGATATGATAAGCTCATGTCATATGTATTAAATACGGCATTCGGCATAGATTGTCCAGCTTCACTTTGGGAAGTATCTAATGCTGCGAATCCTTGTTTTACATATGCCATGAATTTAAGTAATCTGTTTGTTTCATCTTCCTCGTCTAAGAATGTGGGGATTTTAGAGAAATCTACTGCAATACCTTTTGTTCCACTTACTGCAATAGCATTATTTCGAAGGAAAAATAGTATATTATACATCATTTATGTTCAATGTGGTTCGTTACTCCACATCCGGGAATTTACCCAGCTATATGTTTCCATATAGATCAGACTATATCATATATAATTAAGTGTTAAATTATATCCCTGTGCTTCGAACTTACTCAAGTTCTATACTTAGTCGTTGAACCTTTTTAAATAATTAATTTAAATTTGGCTGCTAATTGTCATGTATTATATTATAAATATAATATTTAGAGTTTCAGCAATTCTCAGGGTTTACCCAGGACCTGTATATTAATCCTGCAAATCTGCTGTAGCTAATACTAAGCTAAATGGAATATTTTGCCTTGTAGTCATAAATAATCCATTAACAGATAAATTACACTCTTTAGGATTATCCATAGATCTAACTACATTCAAGTCCACATCCCTAACAATATAAATATCGCTAGCTATTTTAACTACAGAATATCTATGCATTACACCATCTTTTCCTGTCTCTATATATTCTACTTCATATACAGTAAGTAATCTATTATTATATCCATACATTCCAGTATTCCCATCCCAAACTGGAGTAACTTCTAATCCTCCTAGTATCCCGGTAGCAAATTCAGAATCTTCTGTAGTTGCAGCATTTATTGGCCCAGTAGACCTTATTACATATTTCTGATTATCAGTATAATACGCTTTTTCTAACTCATCTCTAAGCTTTGTTTTATCTGATTCCGTTAATTCTAAGTCGTATTTAGATAGAATCTGATCTACTGTCATATAATATCTACATACAGCTCTAGGAGATTTATTTAAATAATAACTATTAGGATTCTTCTCCACAAAAGTATTAATAGGATTTAATCCTTCTATATCTACATTATTCCCACTTCTAGAAGGTTGTGTTTTAAAATAAAGTGTTCCGGAGATTAATAAATCCGTCATTAACAATCTAGCCTTTATATCTAAATCAATACTTTTAGATTGAGATAAATATGTTATAATATTCTGTGCTGATATTTCGTATTCAGAAATAAAATTCTTATCTATATCTTCCTTTAATAACTGTAGAGATTTTTCAGTTAGAGGATCTTTTGTTATAGGAGTATTCTGATCTCCGAATTTAGAGAGAATAGTATTATATAAATTACTCATATATAATTCCCTAACTCCATCTAATACTTTAAGCTGTCTCTCTCTATTTATTAAAGATAATGTCTTTTGATCTTTACATGTAATTTGCATATTTAATGGAGCATCTAGAAACTTCCCAACTAAATAATCTATGTGCTTTTTTATAAGTGGTATAAATTGTATTTGTGTCGGAGTTCCTATTCCATAATTTTCTTCGAAATGCTTATATTGATCTAAATCCATCTTCCCGTGATAGTAGTTATAAGCTTTTCTTATCGCTACTTTATCATATACGAGATCAGAAATAGCTTGATTAGCCTTCTGAATTTGATAGTCTTTTGATCCTCGTTTGTACTCGACGCTCATCCAAATCAATTTTTTGTCCTACGAAGTATCTAGTTAGATTTAAACCTCGAAGGTGTAGTTCTTTCTTTATTTTTTCTAAAAACCTCTCTTTACTATCACATTGGATATATATACATAAAGGGGTTAGATAATCTTCTGTTATATACATTTTAAGTATATAACCATCCTCTGTTTTAATTATATCCATTGATTTATTATATATCGCTCCATATAATTCTAATATGTATTCTTTAATCATACATATTAAATATTCTTTTTCAGTCGTATTAATCATATACTGAATCTGTTCTAGATATTAATACTTTTAAATCCTCAGGAATTCCATCATCTGTAGGTATTTTTCCAAAATGTTTTACTCCATTAGAATCATAATAATATCCTATTTTACTTATTTTAATTTTTTTCTTTTTCTCGCCAATTCCTCCTAGTAATCTTAGTTCTTGATCGCCCATTTCACACCATATTTGTTATCTATAAGGCTTTTTATCCTTATATTCTTATAATTTCTTATAAGCTCAGCATATATTTTCATCCTACATTTAAATAGGATGTTCCGCACTCGTGGAAGGATTATTACTCTCTTTAACGTTCACCTTCTATGCGTTACAGTGGTCAGAGATGATCTGACTTACCTCGGTATTAACATAATAATTAAATTTATCATATTTTCTTTGTAAATAGAAATTTGAATTTGTATATAATAAATTTAATTATCTTAGCCTTCACCGATTTTGCGGAATTATTTTATTACCTTAAATTTCTTTAAGGAGGGACATGCAAGGTCTATCCCCATTGCAGCGATAATATCAAACTTCCTCTTATTCTCATAAGAATAATCCTTTAACTCATTTAACATCTCTATACAATCAATTCTATCCCAGAATTCATTAACATAATCCTGAATAAGTTCAAGATAATACTCAATAACTCTTTTTGAGGGATAAATACCGTACATACTAGAATTTAAAGATTTCTTCTTAGATACATCTGTACTATTCGGAGATTGTAATTTTTTCATTAATAAATATTGTTTTCCTTTATCCTGAAAATAGCTTACAATAGCTGTTCTGGAACTTTCTAATACTGCTTTTGCTCCATACCATTCTAATAATAGAATTGTCTGATTATAAGCTGTTCTAATATTCTCAGGTCTATCTTTATATATAGCTACATATTTATTTCCATCAAGTCCATAATTCCTCTTCTTTATAACTAAACAGAAATCAGATGTATCTTTCTGTCCAGTAGATTGATCAATACCTTGGTCAATAGAGTCAATTCCAGCAACATAAAGATTAGGTATTAAATCTCCATTCTCATCTCTTATAGGCTCTTCAAATATTTTAACTTTACCATTAGGAGAAGAGATGAATTTAATATTATCTCTACCTCCATCTGTGGCTAAAGCAAGTATACCAATTTTTGGTTTTATTCCGTAGCCATGAACTTCTATATCTGTTAATCTTTGTGCGATTAAATTCTGATTGAACATATTATCTCCTTTCCTAGATAAAGCTTCTTGGAAAGTCCAACAATACTCTGCACAATGTACCATATAAGCAAAGGGATCATTTGAGTATCTTTGACGTTCAATCATTAAAAATTCTTCTGCTTTCTTACGTATTGTAACTCCTCGATTATCTATTATCCCAGGTTGCATTACTATGGCAGTAGATGGGATAAAGTATGCTGTATAGACTGTACGATTATCTGAGGAGTGATTATGTTTATATGGTAAGATTCCGAAGGAAATTGGATCAAGAAACATCCGTTCTAGTCCTTCTAAAGATGGACCACTATCTCCCACTTTGTTATCTCTAGAGCTTTTTATCTCTAGATTCTTACACTTCTTAATTTATGTAAGGTCAGCATATATTTTCATCTGTTCTAGATGTCGAACACTCGTGGTAGGATTATATTTATTCACCTACTATGCGTTACAGTATCAATTAACCTTTCGCAATTTAATTGATTACCTCGGGATTGGCATCACAGCTTTCCCCGATTTTGCTCGATTTTCTCAATGAAGATTCCTCTTCAAGCCGGCAAAATTTTATATTTTCTTTCTAAATAAATACTGGAATATTTACCGGTACCATAACCAATCTTAAATCCAACTCTTTGTCCAATTACCTTAATAAGAGCATCTCCTTGAATCCATTTCTTAATCAACTCGGGGTCAGAACCACATTCTTCGTATATAAGTAATTCACATCGATCACCTCTGACTTTAGAAGGTTTATCCGCTACAATACCTGTTATCATAGATTTAAATCCGGATTCGTTACCTTCTCTATCCTTCTTTGATGCTCTTTTTTGGACCATAGTATTTATCGCTTGGCGTAAATGCTTAAATCCATTCTCTGTTTCTGTATTTAAATAATCCAATTGTACCCAGCATTTCTCTAATGTCTTAGCTAAGAAATCACTAGTTGCTGCGGTATATATAGATTGAGACTCTGGTTCACATGTATACATTGCAACTCCATTATTTGCTCCCATTTCACTGAAACCGCTTCTGTTATCATAAAGACTTTTTATTCTTTATTTCCTGGAGTTTCCTCCTTACTATATTTAGATTTAATCATCTAAAGGATCGGCGCACGTTTTCATCCTATATTTAAATAGGATGTTCCGCACTCGTGGGAAGATTATTACTCTCATTAACGTTCACTTCCTGCGCTCTACGGTGGTCAGAGATGATCTGACTTACCTCGGTATTAACATAGTAATCAAATTTTTTAAATTTTCTGGTTAGATAGAAATTAGAATCAGCATATAACAATTTAAAAATCTTAGATATTTCTTTTTTTGATCCGGTTTCGATTCTATACATATTATCTCTTTTTAAATAATATGTATTTATTTTAATACCGTTCTCTGAGAAAAATGCTACTATTTCGTCTAACAAACTTTTGGTTTTTCCACATATACTAAAAGTACATCTAACTCTAGGATTTTTATTTTTTTCATTTGGAATATACCCACTTATTGATCCATCTCCATCAAAGTAACCTCGGATAAAATGCTTTACAAGATCTTTTGGTATATCTGGAATATGTAATTCAGAATATGTTTTATTATATCCTATTCCAAGATTAACTAAATCATTTACTAAAATAGTACTTACAATATCTACTCCAAAAGATCCATGTCCATTGATTATAGAATTATTCCTTCCTTTTTCTTCTTTAGGTTCTATTGTAAATAATCTAGCATCTGGACTTATAAAATCCTTATACAAATATACTAACTCTTTATCCTGTAATTGTAGTTGTATCCTAAAAGTTTTTCTCTTTTCATTAATACTACCATCAGCAGCATAAAATCCTAATAAATAAGCTTGAATTTCTGTGCGTATATTTTTAAAAAAATCATGTCTTATCCTTCTATTAGATATATGATTAGTATATAAAGGATATTCTGCTTCAATAAATTGTAATTGTTCTTTTTTATTCATAATTTAAAATTTTGCGTGATGTCTCACTATGATTACTTTAGTTTTTGCCGATTTTGCGAAATTTATTACCCCTAAATTACTTTAAGGGAGGCCCGGTATTTTAAGCCCACGTCCCTTTAAAACAAGAGCATCTTTATTTGTTTTCCTACATAATTCCAGATAATGAAAATATTCATATTGTTTTGCTAGAAACATTGGAAAAGATGTAGCACGTTTACCTTTTTTTGTTCCTCCTGTATCTAATATAATCGGAGTTTGCATTCGATAGAAATTTAAATAAAAATAATTCCATCCAGTTATAGTATACCCATGTGAAGTATAGCCCTCAGTACATCTTCTGAATCTCTCGTCCCAGAAATTATTATATGCAGGACCTTTATAAGCATACATCTCATACTTCCCTGTAGCTTCTTTAGTCATTGCATCTTCTCTGAACCAATCAGGATTAAAATCTAATCCTTGTGTTTCTGTTATAGGTCTATACCCAGTAAGTTCATATGAAAGTTCCGGATCGAAGAAATCTACTGGATCTCCTATTTTAACATCCCAATCAGTAAATACTTCTGATTGTTCTAGAGCTTTAGTCTTTAATTTACTATATAAATAATCATCTATTTCAACTTCATCTCTAGCAATTTTATAATTAGATAAATCTTTAGATATATAAGAATTATCATATAATTTCTGCTCTTCCGATTCATCTTCTTTTAGCTTTTCTGGGGTATCATAGGTACTAAGATCTTTTACTATTGTTTCAGTATCTAAAGAATTTAAAAGTTCCTTTGTAGTAGGTTTCTTTTTTACAACTCTTTTAGGTTTTTCTGGTTCGGAATCTACTTTTTTAGGAATATCTTTCTTTGCCTTTACTTTAGATACATTACCTTTTGCTCCATATGTAATTTTCCTAGCCATATTTAATCTCTATATCCAGGTTCATAATCCCCTTTTATTTTAGATTGTTTTTCAATATCTTTTTTATATCTCTCCTCAGCAGCTCTAACCTCATCTAAAAGAGGACCTATCCCTTTAGCTTCTGCGATTACATCTTTAGCTTTATATCTTAGTTGTCCTGTCTCATCATTTACATCACTTAAATCTACTAAATCATTAAAGTATATCGTTAATTTATCTATCACAGTATATACAGATTTAAGTAATTTATATGTTCTAAAAGAATCTCTTAATTCTTCATATTTCCTACAAGCTGTTCTAAATAAAGGATCGGAAAATTCCTCATCTGTTATAGATGCTTGTCTTCTCGCTTCTTTATTTCTATTCTGTTCAGAGAAATCGCATATAGGAGATTGCCAATCTAACATTAAATAAATATATTTAAATTCCCTAAATGCTCGTAATTTAAACCTTCCAGCAGGATCTTCTGGACATTTATTTCTCTCAGACTCCATTAAATCATTAAATTCTTTAAGTAATAGAATCTCTTCCTTATTTAATTCTAAGGATCCGGTTTGATTATTATAATTAAAAAATTTTACCATAGTACATATCCATATTTAACAAGAAAGAGTGACATAAATAAGGAGATTATTTATATCACTCTTCATATCATACCTTTTCTAAATCTTTAGTCGAGAATACTCCTTCGCACATATCTCGATTAGAATTAAACCATACACACCTCATTCCAAGGAATGAAATTTCATTTTCTGATGAATCTACAACTTTTTCCACTATAAGCATTTTAGGCTTAAATGGCATATCGTGTTTTAATTGAACCAAATCTCCTGGTTTTAGAAATATTTTAGGTTCTTGATATTTAAGACAATCCTTCATGGTTATTAATTTTCTTAGAACTACAAGCTAATACATTTTGCTCTTGAATAATCCATAAAACAGTATCTCCAGTTCCGTCAGTATCAATTGGGAGATCTCTTTCACTATTAGCTATATACATTATATCCATTCCCGGAGTAACTGTTTTACAATCGGGACCTACATCTATTACACTACCTACAGAAATAAAGCGTTCATTCCAAATATCTATATCTTCTCCAGAACGAGGATCATGTTTAACGTCCCGTTTTAATATAATTCCTCCCTTAGATTTAGGATTTTCATAAGGACTAGCAGGATATTTAGAGAAGATTAAATAAGTTCCCATTGGTTTAATTTCCCAATTATTTACTTTATCCTCAAAAAACTCTACTTGTTTCTGGAGTTCTTCGTCAGAGACATTTTTTATTTTCTCATCGATTCCTATCAATTTAAGAGCTTTGTCAGTATTTAATTCTGACCTAACATTCTCCGGAACATATAATCCGGAATAATCATTTTTCATTACTTTTCCCATATACATTTAAATTTAACATAAAACATTTACCATTTATTTAATACACAATGATTATTTTTATTTCTTGTCTTTGCCATTAGTCTGCATCCACATCCTTTAACCCATCCAACCATTTCTACATCAGATACCTGACCAGTACGAGGATTTATCCATAATTTAGGATCACAATAGCCTCCATATTTTTCTGAATATAAAGGACATTCTTTACATATCTCTAATCTTTTTAAATATAATTTTTCATTTATATTTAAAAATTCTTTTGCGTGTCCTGATAATATATCTTTAATACTCATGATATTTAAAATATTATAGGTTTATTTTCTTCTTCATATTTCCGGAGAATTAACTGCTTTTTATAGTATTTAAGCATCTTCTCTATATCAGATTTTAAATATTCTAGAACATACTCATTAACTTCGCCATCGTGAGTAAAGTGAACAATTCTTAACTCATCAATAATTAAATCCGGATTTTGTTTTTGAAGCATCCATGCGTAAAGAGATAATTGAAGAGTATAATGTAAGAAGTTACAATCCATTATATTATTTAAAGGATATTTCATCATTTGATACTTCTTCTTTTTAGGATCAAAATAGGATTTTTGTTTTAATTTCTTATTAGTCTTCCAGTCCCACACTTTGATATGATTTCCATTTTTAATAATTAAATCAGATTGTCCAGCAATACGTAACATTCCTTCTGGATCTATATAAGAAATTAACATTTCCGGTATAATTCCTGTATCTATATCTAAACTATGATGATTTTTATATACAGGAATAGTTCCTCCTAAATTAAATCTTTTAATCATTTTCTCAGCATGATTATAAAATCCAGTTTCTTGTTCCGCATGTATCTCAGTACCATACTCACAAGCTATCCTATTTGTTTCTCCCCAATCTTTTACATATTTATTACAAGTCTCTTCAAATACTTCTTTTGTAATACTATCTGGAATATAAGAATCATCCCATTTTTTAGTATTTAATAAAGAACTCTTTACATTAATAAAATCATCTCCCATTAACTCTTCTAACGCCTTATACTTCTTCCAAAAATCTGAATCAAACTTATTCTCGAACTCTCCAATTAAAGTAGTTACAGAAATAAATTTTTTCCCTTCTCCTACTCCCTTTTTACCTACATACACATGTTTCTCATCATTGTATGTAACATCATCATTTTCCTTATCGACGATTAAATCATTACCATCGAAGGAGAAGTATTTAACATCTCCTTCATTCATACTCATAGTCATAATATATAAATTTTAATTTCCTTTCACTATAGCTAAATCTATTATAGCTCTCGCACAAGTTGTTATATAATAAAACATTTGATCATGCGAAAATGGGGATTCTTTTGAATAACTTATTCCAACAAATCCTCTGGGAGTTCCATCAATTTCTAGTAAATAAAGAAATAATTGTTTAGCTCCATTCTGTTTTAACATTGTATATAAAATCGGATCTGATTCTTTAATATTCTCTATATCTAATAGATTATATACTTTCTTTTCGTTAAGTTCTACATTAAATCTAAAATTATCAGTACTTTGTTGTTGATATTGTTGTTTAATTCCTGCTACTCCAGAAGCATTTTGTTCATTTCTCATTGTGAAGTATGTAAAGAGATTCCCGCTTAATGAAGTTAAACTATTACCATATTCACAGAAAAATGCCCTATCAGCTTTAAGAGTTTGTTGAAGTTTACGTAATTCATTATCTATTTTAGGAGGAAGAGTTAGTGCGGTATTTACTAATTTCGCATGTTTCTCTGATCTCTCTTTTTCTCTCTGATTGAATACATTACTTATTTCAGTTCTAACAGTTTCTTTTATTGTTTCATTTAAATATCTTCCTGTATAGTTAGAAAAATACAAAGTACATAATATAACAATTATATAAAGTACACATTTAGAATCTTTTATAATTTTAGATTTAATTAAACTATTTATGAGAGGTAGAATTTTGTCTATCATTTAACTTATTTTCTATTTTTAATACACACTTACTTTGAATAGTGCAAATATATTAATAACTTGCGGTCAAAACAAGATTTATATATTTAAATTTAAAAATATAAGAAATAATATGTTTAACGCGTTAAATTATAGAATATGAAATTTGATCTTAGTAAAATAGACTTTAGTCTATTAAAAGTTCCAGATTTGGATTTAGAGGAATTTAATAATGTTATAGAGAAGTATTTAGGTAAAGAATCTGCGGAATTTCTTAAAAAAGGTGGGAAAATTTATATTAAGAAAAAGAATCGTGGAAAATTTACAGAGTCTGCTAAAAGAGCTGGACAATCTGTTCAAGAACACGCTAGATCAGTATTAAGTGATCCAAATGCTACACCTCTACAAAGGAAAGAGCTAATTTTGCTCGAAATGTAGCTAAATGGAAGCATAAGGGTAGAAAAAAGAAATAAAATTTATATATAATATTATATTTAAATGATGTCTAATGCTAATAATAATAAAATCCCACCTCTTCCTATCTGGGCGATATTATTTAAATCTTCTCTAAACCCCGAAACTTCCCCCTCCGTCGATTCTCAGGAAACTCAAACATCTGTACCTAAAGAATCTATATATAAAGAAAAGATTCAATCTAATAAAAGATTTGATACTAGAGTTAATTGGGATAATATAAAATGGTTACAGAAATTCTTTCATGAGAATCTGATGGAGGATAAAAATGCTTCATACAATAAATCCTTAGGAATAGTATCTAATATCATAAAGGAAAGTTTCGGAGAACCTACGACCAAACAAGACGGAGGAGGTCCCGGATATGGTTTACTTCAATGGACAATAGGGAAAGATAGATATAATAAGATGATGGAATATAAAATAGATAGTATTATTCCTGGTATAGATCCAGAATTACAAAGACAAGCAGAGTTCATATTAAATAGTATAAAAGATCCGGACTCCGGAGAGTGGCATCATGGAGGTGAGGGAAGTGGATATAGTAAAGCAAAATATGCCCAAAAGGATTTTATGAATCCGAATAATAGAGCTACGAAAAGTTCTGAGATATTTACTAAAACATTTGTTAGACCAAAAGATAAATCGGAAGTAAGGAAAAGAGGAGAACTTGTTCCTTTATTAGATTCTCTATTTAATACTAAATATATGAAATAATTAATATGTTAGGAGGAATTATATTTATATTTGTGGTATGGTTTATTCCACTTATAATATGGTTAATAATAAAAAATCCTTTTAAACAAAAAGCTACATGTGAAGCTGGTAAAAAGGAAATACTTAGAGATAAGAGAATGTTTATATATGTCGTGATTTTTGGATTACTTTGTATATTAGCAACAATTCTTTTAGGATAATAATGAATAATATTTAAACAATATAATATATGAAAAATTTTTGGAATAAAGTAAAAGGATTCTTTAATAAAGTATTAAATTATAAAGCTGTTAAAGTTATAGTTTCAGTTTTATTATCTGCCGGATTAACTTACTTATTTAAATCTGCATTAGTATTTTTCTGCTTCTTAGTATTATGGTATTTATTATATATCTTAATAGATAAGTGGATAAAGAAAAATGATGATGAGGAATTAAATAAATTACATATTTAAGGTTTATATATAAAAAAATACCCTATAACAATTAAGTTATAGGGTATTTTCATTTAACATTATTAACACATAAAATAAACACGCAAAGAAGACTACTTGCTTATATTCTCAATCATCTTCTTAATAAAATTAAGAGATTTAAGATAATCGTCATTTGTTATATATTCTATATCAGAACTTTTTAACATTTCCTTTACTATTTCTTCGAAATTAGAGAATAACTCATTTATATCAGGACTAGTACATTTAACCTGATCTATTGGTAACTTATTACTAGCTATAGGTGCTCCGATAGTAACCCCAACTTTAGCATAATTTGGAATTTTATCTAAATCAGGATTATTTAATTTATTTTCTAACTCATCTAAAGAATCCTCTTTCTCATTAGGAATGTTATCTAAAGTTCTATCTAGTTTCTCATCGATAAGATCTAACAATGTCTCTATATCAATTCCATCATAGTCTTCTCCTTCTCTATGGAAGTTATCTAATTTAGATAATATCACTTTAAGTCTATCCTCAATCATATCAAAATAATCAGAGAAGCTCTTATTCATTTCTAATAGTTCTCTTAAATTCTTTTTATTCTCACAATCTCCTTCATTAAAATACTGAACAATTTGAACTAATTTCTCAATTCCGATTTTAGCATTATTCATTACATCCATCATAGAAGCATTTATACATTCCAACTCCTTATCACTAATAAGTTTTTCCATAATCATATTTTTAATTTAACATATACAAATATACTAAGATTATAGATCTAATCCTAAGATTAAATGTTAAATTTTATAAATTAAGATTTTTTCTTAATTCTGGAATAATATTATTCAAATCCTTCTTCACAGCCTCTTGTCTATCTAAATATGATAATTCTGGATATTTAATCTTTCCAAATTCATCTATAAACTCTATTGAATCCTGAGATTTAAATTCAGGATCTGATATTATTATTGTTTTTATCTTATTTAAGTTATTCATTATATAACTATACATTACTAATATATTTTGCATTATATTACCATTCATATACTATTTGTTTAACTCTATAAATTATGCCACTACAAAGATAGTATATATTTAATATTTAAAGAATATATATATTATATAACAATAACATGTGCAATTTAATTTATACTTAATCAATTGCCCCTCCATTTGCTGGCGGAAGTTCTGGAGAGGTATTAGTTACAATAGTATCTAATTTAGTATTTACCTGAATTAAATTCGTATCTATATTAGAGGTATTCGTATGTATAGAAGTAGTTGTATCCTTTATCTGTCCCAAAGTTTCTTTAACAGGATCTAAATCAACATCAATATTAGCTAAAGATGCTAATGCTGTATCTAATTTAGCACTAAATGTAGTAGTTAAATTCTCTATTTTAGTTATTAAATCTTGTATTTTAGTATTTGTCGTATCTATCTTAGTATTAGTAGTATTTAATTCATTTACTACTGCTGATAATTTCTCTGTCAATAAAGCTATATTCTCCGTATTAAAATCTCCCACTCCTTCCTTAATTCCTTGTAAAAGTTGGAGATATAGCTCATTGTAATTAGTTGATTGAAAAAAATCATTTACGTTCATTGTAATATATTTAAATTATGATTTCTGGTAGTTTTGAATTTTTGTTTATATTTAAAATCTCCTCATTTTCACATGGTTGGAGTTTATATATATAACTCTCCTCTTCCGGAATATATTCTGGTTCAGAGATTATTTTGTAATATCGTTGTAGTCCTTCTTTTATATAAAAGGATTCTGGAAAAGTTAATGTTATTGGTGCAGATTCAAAAGTTGGATTTTGCATAAAAGGGTTGATTGTTATGATTTACAAAGGTATGTGATTTTTGTGAGAAATCCTAGGATTTGAGTTTAGATAAAATTTAATAGTAAATAATTATTAAGTTTTATTTAATCTTCTTGAAACTGGGTTTCTAAGTAATTTAATCTAGATTTTAGATCTATTATATCGATATTAGATTTTTCTTGTGTAGAATATACCTTTTTAAGTTCGGTAAGTATTTCTTTATTTATATCTAATACTTCCTGCAATATACGATCATGTTTATTACTGGTTTCATATAAATAATCATAATTATTTTTTAATTTTTTAAATTTACACTTTAAAGCTTTTATTTCTTTATTATAGATATTCATATTAAAATTTTTATATTCTTGGAATATCTCTAATATCCTCTCATCTTTATTAAACCATTCTAGTGAATGATGAAATTCTTTACATAGTTCATGCAACTCTTTTTCATCTTCTTTATCTCCATCAAAATTATCTATAAGCCTATAATCCGGATTGTGAGTGGTGTATTGTTTCATTCGAGATTTAAGATTCTCTGTAAATCCTATCTTATAGAAATTACCTGATTCAATTAAGTATATCATATTATTTTATTTAATAATAGTATTATAATTTTTAGTATTTTAATTTGATTTATTTCTTTAAAAGTATCTAGTACTTGAATAATGAAGTTTTCCAAGTTTATAATAATATTTTTATATAAAGAAGCATAACGCTTAATAGTCTAATTTTATAGTATTTAGTAACAATTAGATCCTTTCATATTCCACATCTTCTGCTGTTCTCTTAAATAATTCTTTTTCAAAATAATTCATTCTAGATTTCATTATACTTATCTCGTCTTTCAATTTATCAATGTCTTCACTATTCTCCTCAATCTTTGCAGCCATAAATAACATAGCTTGACTAATTTTCGTATAATCTATTTTTAAATTATTGTTATTTAACTCTATCTTTTCCTTTTTCTCTAGTCCATCAATAAGTTTATTTGCGTATCCCCACGAAAATCCGCATAATTTAGCAATAGCATTCACACTCGCATTCTTCATTTCTCCTATTCCTGTATTAGTATCTTTAATAGTTTCTGGGGCGGTGCAAATAAAAAATATTTTTTCTTCAATAGTTAAATCTGTCCGTTTAATAAATTCGATAGTAAATTCTTCTTTATCTTTTAATAATTTTGGAGGTCGTATTAATGTATATAAATTCCCTTTTCTACCTCTTTTAGTAATAGTTATATAACCTCTATCTTTTAAAGTATTTAGTCTATTTATAACAGTTTTCTTAGATGCTTTAGTATTTTCTGCCAAAGTTTCTAGAGAGGGAAAACACTGTCTTGTCTCTTTATCAGCATAAACAGATAGTACCGCGTATAAATATAAACTATATTTATCCAAATCCTTATCTCCTATTAAATCCTTTCCAATTTGTATTCTTTGAGGTTTATTCATTTCGTCTGTTTAAATTTTAATGCGTTATTGACTATTTTTAGTAGAAGCAAATTTAATAATAAAAACTTATAATACCAATAAAATTTAAAATAATCTTAATTATGATTTTCCTAAATGGTTCTATTTAAACCGTACACAATTCATTAGTGTAGATATTATAAATTTTATATAAATTTTATTTCTAGCTTCATTTATTTATAGTCTTAAAAATCGTTAAATTGTACTGTATGCGAAAAAAACTACAAATTCACACTGGCTACAACTTAAACTCTCACTGGCTACACTTTAACAACCCTTACCTAAACACGCATTTTGCTAAATATTTAACCAAATATTTAAATAAATCACACTTCTACTCCAAATCCTACCTCTCATGAGAGTACCCTAACTATAACTAGTAAGTCCTTAACTAGTACCTACCCTGCCCCTTCAAAGGGTAAGATTTTTTGCTTCGCAAAAAACCTTGAGCTGGGAGCTTCTTTAGATTTAAATTTTTTATTTTTATATAAATTCTATATTTAAATACATCATTTATTTAAATATTCCGCATGCCTTAAATCCTATTATATCTAATACAATCTCTATATTATATTCTCTTTCGAATTTAAAGATGACTTCTTTATATAAATATAATACTTTAAATATTATTAAAATTTAATATATAAATTAATTCTAATATTTAAATACTTCATATATTTAAATACTTTATATATTTAAATAAAGGATTATTATTTAAATATAATATCTATCTCTAAATTTCGGTATTATATAATTAGATATTATATAATTTACATATATTTAAATATCCAACATCCGCTTCCACATCTAAATCCGATTTAAAGATTCTTATTTAAATACTATAATATTCGGAATATAAATAAGATATATTAAATCTTACCTTATTTAATATTACCCTCTTGCTTTATTTCCGAGGAAATTTGAAAAATTTATCTTATTTAAATACTAAAATTTATAAGATTTTTTCTTAGGAAGTTGTAAAATGGAGGAATATTTATATTTAAATATTATAATATCCTATTTAATATTATCTAAATTCTCATATATATTACATACCTCTTTTTTGAAACTCTCTAAATCTAAATTATTCTTCATAATATTTATCCCTGCTCTACATATCACCACATTCCCTTTTATATACCCTTTACCGGAATCTATCCTATCTACAGAAGGTGAATTAAATTCATCATTCCCGAAATTTTTATTTGTATAATAACACTTATTTCCTTGTTTATTTAGTAGTTCTTCTAAATATATCATATCCAAATCATTCTCCCAACCTTTTTTATTACTAGCTACTAATGTCTTAGATAATAACCATTTAGTTATATTCTCCCGCTCTCTTTCTTTTCTTCTAATGTTCCTACATTTATTACATGTCTTAGAAGACCCGCCAGAAAACTTACTCGGATCACTCTCTCCACAATATTGACAGTTAAAGACTTTTTCCTTTCTATTATTAGCAATAAATCCATACTGTGTTTCAGTATAAAGTTCATTAGAATAAAGATTGTTATCAATTACTTCCGAAGTGAGATCTGGATTATTTAATATATCTATATAACTCCCATATCCATAATTCTTAATTCTATTAATATAATTATAAATTCCAGTTGAGTTTTGATCATTACCATAGAAGATTTTACTTAAATTCTTATTAGAGTATTTGATTTCTTCTATTTTATTGTACTCAAATAATACTAATAAGAAGAATTTGTGTGTTTTTGTAATGTTATTATCTATCAGAAATTTGTAACAAGGTTTAATGGTGTTTAATTTTATCTTATATGCATATCCGTTTTCTGTTAGATTTTCAATTTCTTTGTTCTCTTCTAGTATTTCTAGATATTTCTTTACATCGTTATGTCCTATACCACATTGGACAATTTGATCTTTTGTAAATTGAGAGATATTGTCTCTTCTAAAATGACATATCCATCTCATGACTAATTCAGAGGTGATAAATGTCTTGTTTGAAATTTTTCCGGTTAAATAAAAGTTTTTCATGGTTATTAGTTTTATCAAGATCAAAAATAGTAAAGGGTGGGGAGATAAACAAGAGATGATATGAATTTTGTGAAAATAGAAATGGTTGGGGGTTTAGAAAAAATTTTTATATTTTTTTTATTTTTATGGGGAAATTTTAAAGTAGATAGCTCTTTAAACCTAAAATGTATCAAACCCTACACCCCGTGACCATCTTTGAATAAAAAACATTAAATAAAACACAAAAATCATGAAAGGTAGAAGTAAATTTTCACAAGGTCTGTCTAAAGAATTATTAAATTCTCCAGTTGTAGTTCGTAACGCAGAAGGCGGACGTGAAATTGGAGACGTTGTCGACTTAAGTGATGCAACATTTAACCCTGAATATAAGTTCATAACTCAGGATGGACAAGAACGTGTTGTTCAAGGTTTTGTTCGTGGAGAGGGAGAAGCACAAATATTAGTACTCTCTTTATCTCAGCTCGTAAACAGAGTTAATGGACTGGATGAGGCAAAATCGGGGTTAATGAAGCAACTCCGGAAGTGCACGACTTTAGGAGAAATCCTAGAGGTTATGGATGATGTTGAAGCTGTCAAAGTCATTGACGTGAAACGCGTCCCGAATCGTTTCATTCCTGGCACGGAAAGAACTCTGTGTCTCTGGGATGAGGCTTAATATAAAGGATAGCTAATGCTATCCTTTATTTATATGTATTACTAATATTTAAAATTAACACAAGATTATGAAAAAGATTAAAAATTTAACACAAGAGGATTATAAAGAATTAAGCCAGAAACTTAACTCGTTTAAAAGAGAAAATCTCCATCACTCAATGGAGAAGTCTTATGTAAGAAAAGAATTATCTAAAATTCTCCCGATTAGAGAAGGGTTAATTTTAAAATTCTTACCTGAAGTAGGAATTTTAGAAAGTACTTCCACAAAAACAGTGGATTGGACTGATGATGATCCTATTTATGTAGGAAAGATTAAAAATGCTCTAGAATTATTCAGGAATTATAATCTAGAGCGTAATATGAGTATTACAGAAGCAAGAAAACAAAAAGCATTTTCTATTGAGGATGCAATAAAACTATTGCTTGAAACAGGAGAATATAAAATATATAAAAGAAAAATCAAATGGGTTGAGATATAACCTATTCGATTTACCTAGAATGGTTAATGAAGGTTCGATTCCTTCACTAGGTACTAAGGGAGTTTTAATAATATTTTTCAAGTGATTAGAAAAGTGAGAGGTGGAATTTTTGTGACTCTAAACCACAAATTTTCCTCTTTCACAACACTAATCCTCAACACCCACTAAAAATTTTCTCCGTAGTTCGTAAAACCACGGAAAATCTTGTGTTAATGAAAGAGGTGAGACAAGTTCTAATCTTGAACCCTAATCACCTCTTATTTTTGTCTCCTAGTATCAATAAATATATAAGCTGTCTGTCTATGATTTAAATTTAAAATCATGGTATTATTAATTATTCTAACAATACTTAATGCAGTATGTATAACTGCGTTAATAGTATTATTACAAAACATTAAAAAGACAGCTAGTCCTTGGGTGTATAGAATTTATTTATTCTTTACAATATTAGCTCTTCTCTTTTGTTGGATAAGAGTTATATTATAAATCACAAGGATTGTTAGATAAAGATCTATTTAATACTAGATCAAAACTTAACAGATCACTAGAAATATGATTTATGATATATGCTCAAACGTATGATGATAAGTGTATAATTATATATCTTATCTAAGGATACGTAAAGGTCCCATAGCGTAAAGGTTAACGCAAAACACTCATAATGTTGAGATTCTAGGTTCGAATCCTAGTGGGACCACGATATTGATTTTCAGGGTTTCTGTTTAGAATTTCTGGTTAATATTTTTTTGAAGTTTTTCATAATTGGTGTTTATTAGCATTAGCATTTAATATGTCCATATTAATGCACGAGATGTGATATCTCCTTCCTTTAAATTAAAGGAGAGTTTAATACTCTCCTTTTTTAAATTTGTTTATATGAAAAAGATAGATATAAAATATATAATAACAGTAATAGGAATATTTATATTCTTAATGTTACTATTCTCATTAGAATCCATCATTAATTCTATTTAAATAAGAGCGAATATCCAAATTGGTTAAGGGAATAGTCTGCAAAACTATATTGTGAGAGTTCGAGTCTCTCTTCGCTCTCTTTAACAACCATTAAACACAAGACCATGAAAATAGTAATTAACAGATCCGGCGTTGGATTAAATCTCTCCTTATCCGTGATAGAGTACTTAATTAAGTACAAAACAATCAAATCCTTATCTGATGTGGAAAACCTCGATCGATCCAACCCAAGATTAGTAAGATGTATTGAGGTATTAGGCGATGATTCATCATTAGATATACTAACCGTGATCACAGTCAGAGATGATTTTAAATATAAAATCTCTGAAATTAAAGTAAACAATATCCACAGAGAAGTTATTCTTGTGGAGTAAGATATTACATATGTAAATCTAATTAGTGTACAATAATTAGATATTCCAAGCTCTACTGGTTATAGAGTATAAATATTTAAACCTGAATTTTTAGATTTTTTTCAAATTGACCTAAATCTAATATCTTAGGATTGGATATAAAACAATCCCGGATTTAAGATAAGCGTGGAATACTTATTGTTAAATCAACTTCTTAGTAGTTTAACTGGTGAAAACGTCACGTACAGTAGGAAATATTAGTTCGAATCTAATCTAAGAAGCAATAAAGAAACTCATATAATTCATATCTTAATATTAATACTAACCTCTTCCGAAAAAGGGCAATAGTAGGATTGGAGTGGGTTCAGTGCCCTTGAGATAATATCAAAATCAGCAGTAATGCAGATGAGCTGTAACCACTCCTTTTAAATATTTAAATATGTCAGCTAAATGTATTGATTGTGGAATGTCCTATGATGGATTTGATTCTCATATGGTTATGTTACATAATTATTTATGGGAAGAAGTTAGTGCTGGAGATTTAGGGATTTGTTTATGTGATAAATGTATAGAAAAAAGATTAGGAAGAAGAATTGCAAAAGAAGATTTAATTCCAAATCTTCCGGTTAATGATTTATATATACAAATGTATTTAGAGCTATGAAAAGGAGAAAATTACCGAAAGAGATAAAGAGATGGATTAGATTCTTTATGAAAAGTAATGCTTATTTTAATTATGATTGGGCATTTATGTTATATATAGAGAAAGAAAAACTATCTCAATGTATTAAATTCTACACTATTTATGGATGTCATGTCAATAATGATAGAATAATTTCAAGAATGCAGCTGGCTATAAGATTATTAGATATTGTTATAGATGATGATGTATTTTTTGAGGGTTATATAAACTCCAAAAATATAGATAGATTCTTTCCTAAAGATGCTTTATCCATTTACGAAATAAACATTCTCCCAAGTCTCCGAATTCAGAAAGCTTGGTATTTATATAATAAATTAAGGTATTATTATATGAAAGAGTGGTGGGATTAAATACGTTTTATTATAATTTAATTTTAACATTTTAAAGCAGCAAAGTTAGTGTAGTTAGATATAAAAATATACTCGTAAAAGAGCCTGTAGTCCTTAAAGGATAGTGGTGATACTAAGCCAATTATTTGTATTTAAATATGAATAAGGGTATGATTCCAAAAGCTGCGAAATTTAAGATGGGAATCACCATGTAAGAAATTACATGAGATCTCTGATAATCTATAGTACCTTTATAGAAAAACAGAGGGTGAAGTTAAGGTACAACTTCATGGGTATCATGAGATACCCGGTGCAGGAGATTTTATACATCTCCGAATCTGAATATTTAATAGTACTTTGCGCATCGGAATGCACTCGAAGGATATTACGAGGTTAAGGTTCGACTCCTTACAAAGTACCTAAGTAGTAATTATTTAAATATTCATATTATGGAAATTAAAAATGAGAATAAAGTATTTTTTGGAGAGAGTGGTATTACTTCTACTTCTGCTACATATTTATGTAACATTGCTAGAGAGTTATTAAAGGATATAGAATCATCTTTAAATAATATCTCCTTCATTACTGAGGAAGTAACACTCTTTGGATCTGAGAATAAGATTAGAACTAAAGAAGGATATAATCTATCCGAACTATCTGATTTAGATTCCAAACTTATTAAAGCTGCACAACTAAAAGCATTTATAGCATGGATGAGTGAAGGAATTAAAGCAAAAGATGTGGAAAGTGAGAGACTTAAAGAATATACTTTATCTGATTTCACAAAGGATTTCCCTGAATATATAGTACAGAGGTCTGAAAATTCTACACTAGATATTAATTATGGGCTTGGGAAATTAAGCATCTCAGAACGAGTTAAATACCTCTTCTCAGAAGCTTTAACTTCTTCAATCGGGAAATATATTCATAATAATGGTGCTTTAAGAAAGGCTTATAGTGAGCTTTTAAATATTGCACATAATAAAGTGAATATAACCACAGAAGCAAAAGATTCTATAGTTGTAGTTACTAATAAAATCCCAAGTGTGGATACTAAAGAAGTAGAGAAGATCATGCTTAAATACCAAGATTTGCGGAGAGAGAATGAGAAGGTTCTAAATTCCTTAAAATCTAAAGTAAAAGATTATGATCACGAACATCAAATGCATCTTAATCTTGAACAAAAAGCGGACTTGGAATCATACAAAGAGGAGATGGAGATAGTACGTTCAAAGTATAATGAGTATGTATTAAATAAGAGATCAGAAATTGAAAACTTTAAAATTATAATCCCAGATGAGTTAAGAGATATTTATAATACTCTTCATACTCTTTCAAAAAGAAAATAGATAAAGTAGGTAATACTTAAATCCATTTGGATGGAGGTATTTTTATATGTATAGATTATATATATATATAATAAAATTTAGCTAAATAATATAGGTAAGAACTTATAACTATTTATTTAAGGAAGAATCCTCAAGAAGATGTTTTTATTTAAATAAATATACTTATTTAGATATAAAATATACTCCTCTTTCTGTCTTAACCTTAGTCCTTGAGAGGATTCTTGTCTTTGACGTATTCTTTGGCTGTATTTATATAATCTATACATAACTACTTTATATAAAAATATATATAAGAAAAGACCTGGTTTCTTATGTTGTTACTAAAATCATAATTATTCCGATTCAGAAGGTTATATAGAAAATTTCTCTATATAGCTTTCTGAATTTTTTATTTAAATTTGAATTAAAACACACTATTTCCTTGTCATCGAGCCCCTTCATGTTGGCTATGA